GTGAGCTGTGAGCTGTGAGCTGTGAGCTGTGAGCTGTGAGCTGTGAGCTGTGAGCTGTGAGCTGTGAGCTGTGAGCTGTTGTCATAAGTTTAATTTCATATGTCAAGTGAATAAAAATAATGCAAGGCGCAACCGGCGACCGCGCCCTGCATGAATAGTTTTTAAAAAAGGCCCGAATTTGGCCGTTATTTACTCATCACCAATATCTTTGATGATGTTTTCAACGGTCTTTTTGGCATCGCCGAACAGCATCATGGTGTTATCGCGGAAGAACAGCTCATTCTGCACGCCGGCATAGCCCGTTCCCATGCCGCGCTTGCAGAACAGCACTGTGCCCGCTTTGCCGACATCCAGAATCGGCATGCCGTAAATCGGTGAGTTCGGATCATCTTTAGCGGCGGGATTGGTCACATCATTGGCGCCAATGACAAAAGCGACATCCGCGGTGGCAAATTCCGAATTAATGTCATCCAGCTCAAACACTTCATCATAAGGCACATTCGCTTCCGCCAGCAGCACATTCATATGTCCCGGCATCCGCCCCGCCACCGGGTGAATCGCATATTTAACCTCAACGCCATTGGCTTTCAGCTTGTCCGCCATTTCCCGCACGGCATGCTGCGCCTGCGCCACCGCCATGCCATAGCCGGGGACGATAATCACCTTAGAGGCGTTTTTCATAATAAAAGCCGCGTCATCAGCCGAACCCTGCTTGACCGGCCGCTCTTCCGCTTCTCCATGCGCGCCGCCGGAACCTGCCGCCGGAGCGTTGCCGAAACCGCCGAGAATCACCGAGACAAAAGAGCGGTTCATGCCCTTGCACATAATATAGCTCAATATTGCGCCGGATGAGCCAACCAGCGCGCCGGTGATAATCAGCGCCAGATTGCCGAGTGTGAAGCCAATGCCCGCCGCCGCCCAGCCGGAATAAGAATTGAGCATAGAGACAACCACCGGCATATCGGCGCCGCCAATGGCGATAATCATGGTGATGCCGACCGCCAGAGCCAGCAGAACAATCAGCCAGAAAGCAAGCTGGCTTTCCGTTATCGCGAAAATAACGATAAGCACAACCAAGGCAATGCCCAGAGCGGCGTTCAACAAATGGCGGGAAGGCAGAATAATCGGCCGTCCGGACATCCGCCCATCAAGCTTGAGAAAGGCGATGACCGAGCCGGTGAAAGTCACCGCGCCGATGGCCGCGCCAATGCCCATCTCCACCAATGCGCGGGCATGAATATCGCCCAATTCACCAATGCCGAAAGAAGAAGGCGAATAAAGCGCCGCCGCGCCGACACAGACTGCGGCAAAGCCAACCAGCGAGTGGAAAGCGGCGACAAGCTGCGGCATTGCTGTCATGGCGATAGCGCGGGCAATATAAGCGCCGATCGCGCCGCCAATCACCAGCCCGGCAAGGATAAAGATAAATTTGCCGAATGACGGCTCGCCAATCAGCAAGGTTGTGACAATGGCCAGCGCCATGCCCGCCATGCCGAAAATATTGCCTTTGCGGCTGCCGGACGGATGCGAAAGGCCGCGCAGCGCAAAGATAAACAGAACAGCGGAAATCAAATATAAAACAGCGGCAATATTGAGACTCATAGCTCAGCCCCTCACTTATCTTTTTTGCGGTACATAGCGAGCATTCTGTGCGTCACCAAAAAACCGCCGAAAATATTAATACTGGCCAGAATCAGCGCGACAAAACCGAAAAATGTCGCCGCGCCTGAAAATGACAGCCCAACCGCAAGCAATGCGCCGACAATAATCACCGATGAAATGGCATTGGTCACCGCCATAAGCGGCGTATGCAAAGCCGGAGTTACCGACCAGACCACATAATAGCCGACAAAAATCGCCAGAACGAAAACTGCGAGCTGAAACACAAAAGGATCAATGCCCCCCGCCGAGCTCTGCATATTATGCAGAGCCACAACGGCACTGTCGCCTGCATTGCGCACAGCGGCGGTCGCCTTGTCCAGATTATCCAGCGCATTAGTAAGAGCATCTGCCGTCATATTTTCCGTCCTCACTCTTTATTTGTCTCTATTTGTCTCTGCCGCGATAAGCGGCTCGGCTTCATGGCTTGCCGCAGGTTTTGCCTGCTCCCCTTCGGCTTTCACCGCCGCTTCGCGCTTTTCTTCCGCTTTTTCTTCTGTTTTAGCGAAAGCCGCCAGAGCTTCCTCCTCAGCTTTTTTGAAAGCGGAAATAACCGGCAGAACGCCGCCATTATCAGTGGTTAAAGTCGCCTGCACCAGCGCGTCATCTCTGTTTGGGCTGAATATTCCGCCGCTTTTATCGCTGAACTGGCTGATGAAAGCATAAAGATTGCGGGCATAAAGCTCAGAGGCTGTCGCCGCCACGCGGGAAGGCATATTTTTCCAGCCAATGATTTTCGCACCGCCGATTTCGGTGATTTTATCAGCAATGACGCCCTCAATATTGCCGCCGCGCTCCACCGCCAAATCCACCAGCACAGAGCCGGGGCGCATGGACTGCACCATTGCCGCGCTCACCAGTTTCGGCGCAGGGCGGGAGGGAATCAGCGCCGTGGTAATGACGATGTCCTGCTTGGCAATATGATCTTTAACCAGCTCCGCCTGTTTCTGCTGATAGGCGGCGGACATTTGCTTGGCGTAGCCGCCCGCTGTCTCCGCGGCTTTAAATTCCTCGTCTTCCACCGCAATGAATTTCGCGCCGAGCGAAGCCACCTGCTCCTTGGCGGCGGGGCGGACATCCGTCGCCGTCACCACCGCGCCGAGGCGGCGCGCCGTGGCAATGGCGGAAAGGCCGGCGACGCCGGCGCCCATCACAAACACTTTGGCAGGCGGCACAGTGCCCGCGGCGGTCATCATCATCGGCATAAGGCGATCATAGACCTGCGCCGCTTCAATCACGGCGCGATAGCCGGACAGATTCGCCTGCGAGGACAGAACATCCATGCTCTGGGCCCGGCTGATTCGCGGCATAAGCTCCATCGCGAACAGGCGCAGGCCGAGAGCGGCGAGCGACTCTATCTCATTTTTGGCGCTATCGCCGTAAACATCAGCGATGCAGATGCAATATGCGCCTTTTTTATAAGCCTTCGCCTCATCAAAGCTTGGGCGGCAAAGCTTCAGGATAATATCGGCCTTGCCGGCGTCTTTTCCCTCAACAAGCTCGGCCCCGGCGCTCGCATAAGCCTCATCAGGAACAGCGGAAGCAAGCCCTGCCCCCTTTTCCACCATGACTGAATAGCCCCGCGATTTATATTTTTTGACAGTCTCAGGCGAAGCGGCGACCCGCTTCTCCCCCTCCGCAATCTCTTTGGCGACAAAAATAGATAAAGCCAAGGCATATCTCCCTGCTGTTTGGCGGCATCATTAGCCTTTATGCTCCTATATACAGGCATTCTCCCGCGCAAGGCAATAAGCCCTTTAAGCCGCAGGGGGGCTATTATCCGGCGAAATGGCAAAAAAGCCATAGCGGTGATAAAAATCCTTATCGGACAGTTAAAAACAGTGGGCAAGTCGCCAAGCGGCGGGAGAAAGCCTTGCCCCGCTTTAATTTGCCTTTTAAGAGGTAAGGCAAGAATGAGGCAAGCGGGTGAATTGAGTCTGCTTCGCGCCGGATGCGCGCCAAGCGAAAAAACCGCTGAGATTCAAAGAGCTACAGACGATTATGGCCGAGATTATTGACGGGAAGCAGATGGCGGATGAGATAATCGCCAAAGTCACTGAGAAAGCGCAGGAGCTGAAGGAGCAGCATGACCGCACCCCCGGGCTGGCGGTTATTCTGGTCGGCGACGATCCGGCAAGCTCCGTTTATGTTGCGTCAAAGGGCAAAAAAGCCGAGCAATGCGGTTTTTATACCACCACGGTGAAGCTGGATGAAAATGCGGATCAGGCGGAAGTTCTGAAGCATATTGATGAGATGAATAAAGATGACCGCATCAGCGGCATATTGGTTCAGCTTCCTCTGCCTGAGCACCTCAATGAGCGGGAAATTCTGCAGGCCATTGACCCGGATAAAGATGTTGACGGGCTGAATTATGTCAATGCCGGCAAACTGGCCAGCGGCGCGAAAGACGGATTTATTCCCTGCACGCCCGCAGGCATTATGCATATGGTGCGCAGTGTCCTCGGCGATGATTTATCCGAGATGGACGCGGTGGTTGTCGGCCGCTCCAATATTGTCGGCAAGCCTGTCGCCGCTTTGCTGCTGGCGGAGAACGCCACGGTCACTCTCACCCACAGCCATACGCGTGAATTGCCGGAAGTTGTCCGCAGCGCCGATATTCTGGTGGTTGCCGCCGGCAAAGCGGAAATGGTTAAGGGAAGCTGGATAAAGCCCGGCTCTACCGTGATTGATGTCGGCATTAACCGTGTTCCCGCTCCCAAAGGCAGCAAAAAAGAAACAATGCTGGTCGGTGATGTGGAATTTGACACAGCCTCCATCATTGCCAAGCATATCACTCCTGTGCCGGGCGGTGTTGGGCCGATGACCATTGCTATGCTGATGGTTAATACACTCAAAGGCGCTTATCTCGCCGCCGGATTGCCGGCACCTGAAATTGCCTAACGCTCTCTGATTTTGGAATCCATTTCTCACGGTGGACTTGCCTCTGCCGTGAGTTTTTGTTACAGGGCTGTGTTGCGCATTCGGAAAAACAAGGCAGGCAGAATATATTTATGGGCATGAAATATTTATTCATAGTTTTGATTATTATTTTAATTCCCGGCCTGATTGCCTCGCTTATTCTCAGCGGTTTCACCAGACATAAAAAATGGGATAACTTCACCTTCACCACTTATACCGTCATTTTTGGTTTTTTCAGCTATTTTATTCTGATCGCGCTCAAAACCGCCGTCTTTCACGCAACGGGTTTCAGCTATAATCTTAAAATCATCGATGATCTGAATAATATTGACGACCTCAGCAAAATTAAGCTTGAAAACGCTGTTTATTGCGAAATATTCGCCGCCTGCATTATCGGCGTGGCCGCCGCGCTTTTTATGTCTTATGTCATCAATCACAAGCTCATCAGCAGGCTGGCGCTGAGATTCAATATCGCCGATAAAAATGGCGTTGAGGGGCTGTTTTACGCTTATCTCGACACTAAAAATGATGCATGGCTTTCTGTCCGCGATTATTCCAAAAACATTCTCTATACAGGCAGGCTCGCTTCTTATTCCGAGCAGGATGATGTGCAGGAAATCGCCTTGAGAGATGTGGACATTTACCGCAGTGATTTGCCTGAGCCTTACCATGCCGCCGATATTTATTTATGCGGCAAATATGGCGATCTGACCATTGAGCCGCTTACTGCTATCGGCAATGCCGCTTCAATGCCCGCTTCGGGAGAAAAGCCGAAGGGTAAACCCGCCGGCGCATTCCCTCCGAAATCACCGGAAAGCAGCGATGCTCCCGCAACTCCGTCCGGAGAGGGTCAGCCTGAGCAGTAACGCTTTTACGCTGTTTCCGAATAATTCTCCGCTTGTTTTGTTATAACATATTGATTTTAAATAATAAAATATGGGCTCATTTGACATACTGCATGACTTCAAATATACGGCGCGTTCCGCTCTTTCAGTAGCGCAGACGCACGGAAAACATCTCATGAATCAGCTTGTCATATCTTTAATCGTTTTGCTTATTCCCGGCCTCATCGCGGCTTTTGTTTATGATTCCATCACGGAGCATGAAAAATGGAATAATTTTGATTTTTCCGTAGCTGCGGTTCTATTTGGCTGGTTCAGCTATCTGCCGCTTTATATTTTAAACCTGCTCTTTGACACCGTTTTTGCCTCATATATAAATTTCCGTTTTGAGATTTTCGAGACATTGCTGAAACTGCTGAACAATGGGCATATGGATAGTTCTATCTATATTGATATTGTTACCGCGTCTCTATTTGCATTTCTTATCGCCTTTCTCGCCGCCGCTTGCGTAAACTACAAAATTTTGACGAAGTTCGCGCAGCGTTTAAAAATATCTAATAAGTATGGAGATGAGAACTTATTTTATTATTATCTCAATAATAAAAATATAGATTGGATTTATGTGCGTGATTTTCCTAAAAATATGACTTATATAGGGAGACTAAATACATTTTCTGAAAATAATGGCATTCAAGAATTAGCGATGTTTGATGTTGAAGTTTATGGCTCAGAAGATGCCAAGTCTTACGGTCATATAGATACAATTTATCTGTGCGGGAAATCCGGCGATTTTACGATAGAAACAATACATGCCTTTAGCGAAATATCACCAGTTGCAACAGGAGAAAAAGATGGAAAAATATAACCCATTCGCGGAAGGAACAATAAGAGGTAATATACGCAATTGCGAAGCGAAGCAGCAAATGCAGAAACATAGTGATGGACTGAGTAAAATCTCTGCATCCGCGATAAATGCGCCAAGACCGCCGGCACCGCAGCCTCGCCCGCAAACACAGCAATCAAGCAAAAGACACTAGGACTAAATATATTTAACTATTCACTCCGCTAATATCCGCATATGCTTAGCCACAGCGGAGATGAATTGCTTTATTCTGTCTTGAGCAGGGATATTGCGGTTAGAGAGGAAATACGCCCAAGGGTAAAGCGGGCTTTGCTCAAAGCCTCTGCCGAAATATACTGCGGCTATGCAATATAACAGCCCCTCTTTCGCCCGAAAGCCAAGCCGCTGCGCCTGATCCAAGCTCGCGCCAATTAAATTCCGGCGCGCCTCATCTGACCATAAAGCCGCGCGGGCGGGGAATATAGTCTCCAGCATCTGCCTCGCCAAGGCCGCCTGCTCTTCCGCCGGCAGAGCGCTGATCACCGCATTGCTGAAATTGGAATCAGCGTAAAACTCTCCCAGATAGGTCAATTTTTTGTCAAAATCAGCAAAGTCCTGCTCACATTCATAAGAATATTCCTCAATCACATTCAGCAGTCTGTCCAGCAGCAGGGCGCGATTTGCCTCTGCATTTTGCCAGCCGACAAGCCGCAGCATATCAGCATATTGCGGATCCTGCTCAAAGAGAAAACCGCAATAAATCACCGCAATCAAATAATGCCAAATCTCTTTTTCAGTGGTGAAGCCGCGCAGCCCCGCCCGCTTCTGCACATTTATCGCCAATTTCTCCTGCTCCGGCTCAGTCAGGGTTTTAGCGAAAGAAGGGAAACTCTGCCGCAGAAATTCTGCCGTCCGTTTTTGGAATAGCTGTATCTGCTCATTATAAAACGACCCTTCGCGCAGCGCGCCCTCCGGCGGCGCAAATTGCCCGGAATCACCGCCGCGCATAACGTCCGCTCTGCCGCCTGCCGCATCTCCGCTCCGCTGCGGCGCAGTTATATTCCGCTTACCGGATTGTCCATTGCCGAAAATCGCATTTAAAGCATTTTGCATAAATCTTTTCCCTGCCTATTCCGCAAATAACGCGCTTGCCAGCGCGACTGTATTTTCCTGTCCCAAATCAAACTGTTCCGCCCGCCAGCCTTCCGGATAAAAATGATAGACATGGAGAATATTCGAGTTAAAACAGTCAAAATAAAATATCAGCTCCGCCACTGCCGCGACTGACTGATAAAATCCGCTGCCCATATTATTCAGCAGCGCGTTGAAAAAACGGGGATTATAAAAGCGGAAATAAGCTGTTTTATCCTTATCCACCCGCGTATGGCTGAATTTCCGCCAGAAAGCTTTGACATCGGCGAAAGGCGCGCGGCTGACAAAAAACACTCCCAGACGCGCGAAATCCGCATCCGCAAACAGCCAATCAGTAAAATCTGTCAATGGTGCACCGGTCACCGCCCAAGCCGGTTTCTGCAAATTGATGAGATAAGGCGCAACCTCATCCAAAGCATCGCCGCCTCGCAGCAAAGGCGCATATTGCCGCGGCGGGTAATCCTCTAAAGCTGAAAGCAAATCGCTGGTCGCTCCGTTCAGGGCGCCTCCCGCCTCCAAAATCGCCATCAGTGAGCCATATTGGCGGTTCTGCTCCAGATAAGCGGCGAAATTCAAGGCGAAGTCACGCTGCTTGGGATAATAATCTCGCTCCGCCTGAAATCGCGCCGCCATTTCCGCCATCAGCCTGCCCTGCCCGCCATCCGCCTGAAATCCGCCCTCTTTCCGCAGCGCGAAGACGCGCTGAAACGAGCGATGAAAACTATATTCACGGAGTTTATTTAGGGCGGAAATGAAACAAATCACCTCTTTTATAAAAAATCCCCGCGCTTGCGCGCTGCCGAATCCTATGTCCGTGTTAGCGGCCGGGCGAATTTAGAATCTGTGCCGCGGGGTTTTAGAAGCGGGAATTTACTTTTTAAAGGGTAAGTGAATGGCATTTGAGCGGCTTTCAAAGAGAGTTTGTTCAGTTAAAATATTCCACTTATGATTGCCGGATATTCCCGCTTAAATTGAGCATGCCTCAAACCTCTCTCTGCTCCGCCGCTTATAAAGACATGAGAGACAGCGGCCAGTCATAAAAGCGCGCTATCTGTCCTCAGTTTCTTTATCCGTTATTTCGCGGCTGAGCAGCTTTAGGCCGAACAGATAGAAATCACGGCGGCCTGTTTTGCGGTCATTGGCGAGCTTGGCCAGCCGCAGATTGCCCAGGCAGGGGATAAAGTATTTTCTGGTCTCTGATGATGTCCGCACATCCATCACCGGCAAGCCGAATATGCGCCAGATTACCCGCTTGTCGCCGCGCAGCAGGCGCGCTTTATTGCGGATGATGTCCTCTAAATAGCGGCCGTAATTCTCAGTCCGGCGAGCGTAGCGCCACCATTCCTCAGCCGAATCCACCTCCAGCGACATCCACGGCTTTGACCAGCCGATCCAGTGAATCACTTTTTTATCTGCTTGGCAGGCCTCGGCAAAACTGCGCAATATGCCGTCCAGATAGGGCAAGCGCAGGGCCGCAAGCTCTTGAATATTGCGCCGGTACCAGCCAAAGGAGGTCAGCAGACAATTCCATTTGGCATCCAGAATCAGAATATGCCCCTTGCAGACAGCATTGATGGCGTCCTGATCAAAAAATGCCCAGTTATCGCCGCTTTGGAGGAACTGCAAAGCTTTATCGGCCAGCTTATGCTCGCGCCAAGCTTTGACATTGATGAGCATTAAACCGGAATTGATATAAACATTGCGCTCATTCTGCTGCGGATCCCTGCGGAAGCGCTTCACTTCCTCATCAATATCGGGAACCGCGGCGAGATAATATTCGCCTAAATCCACTTGCATCAGTTCCGCCATATCGCGGTTAAAGACCATGTCCATATCAGCGTAAATGACTTTATCACAGCCGGCGCAGAGATCGGGAATCATCAGGCGGCCAAGCATAGCCGGGCTTTTCATCAGCTCCGGCTTTTTGACTCTGGCGCCCTGGCTTTCCAGATATTCAGCGACAGGCTTCACAGTGAGGGAGAAATTCTTATGCGGGGCAAGCTGCCGCTCCAGAACGGCCAGATCTTCCGCCGCTATGCCGCAGTCAAAAATGATGAGCAGATATTCATGCTCCGGCGAGGAGTTTTCAATGAGGCTCTGCGCGGCGACAGACAGATAAACGCCAAAATTCCTGTCGGCGCAAAATACGATTGGTGTCAGCATGATAGTTTTCTCCCCAGCGGTTTCCGCAAATTCATGGTAATATAAGGTTTAACTCTATCCCTTATTTTTGTCTCTTATACAAGAAGCGTTTCAGAAACAGCAGATAAAAAGGGGGAGACAGAATAACCGCCTCCCTTTAACCGCTCTAATTCCTAGCAAGGAATTCCGGATTTTACCCCTCTCGCGCGGCATAAACAGGCAGGCCGCCGCCGGCATCTGCCGCCAGCGCAATAATATCAGCGGCGGCCTGCCGCCATGCTCCGGCTTCTGTCTCGGCGTCATAAGCAAACCTAGCGCGCCGGGCATGAATCCATAAAGCCCAGGCATTGAGGCGGCCGCGCCGCATTGCAAGACCGCTCATTTCGGCGATAAAAGCCGCGGCTTCCTGTTCACTAACTCCGCAAGCCAGCATTTCTCCCTGTATGCCGTAAAGCGCGTAAGTTCTCATATCCTGTCTCCGATAAGCTGTTATTTTCGCTCTCGGATAGCTCGCTCCGCGCCGCCGGAGCCAGCTCTTATTCGCGCTTTCACGGGTTTCCCGCCACATTCCAGAATAGCACCCGCCCGGCGCCTTTTTCGCGGCGGCATATCGCCCAAGCTTTGGCATCATAATGACTGTCAGAAGGGAAAGGCGGCTGTGTTTCCGCTGTTTTGCGGAAAGGCAAAGGGCAGCGGTGAATCTGCGCGCCGGCCACCTGCGCAGGCGTTAAAGCGCGGCCGACCTGCACCGCATAGCGGCGAGCCTGCGGCCATGCTTTGGCAAGCGCGCGGGCAAGAGCGCCGCTGCCCGCCGCGCACCAGACTTCATCGGGTTCAAAATCGGCGCTGACTGCGGCCGCGGCAAGCGTTTCAATCGCCGCCACCGTGTTAAGGCCAAACGGCGCCAATGTCGCGCCGGCAGCCTGCGCATATTCGCGCGCCCGCGCCTGCGCGACATTCAGATAGCCGGGCCGCACTTCCGCTATTTTAGCGCCAAGCGCGGCGGCAAGAGCGGTGCGGGGATGCCGCCGTTGGCGAGCCGCCACAAATAAGGTTGCCCGGCAGCCGCATTCCCGCGCTGCCCAGGCTAAAGCTGTCTGCGCCCCGCCTTCGGCCGGGGTGGCATAGACAATCTCCTCCGCCTGCTCAAACATTCTCACCATAAAGCGAGCTTTGGTGCCGCTGCCATGCCCCAGCAGATCATCGCGGACAACATAAACACCCTCATGCCGCTTAATAACCGGCGGCGGCAAAATTATTTGAGACATGGCAGGTCAGCATCCGCTAAATCGCCGCTGGTGATTTCCCCAATGGCGCGAGCGGCGCGGCGGGGATTGCCCTTGCAGAACACCAGAATATTCTGATGCGTTTTGCCCAGCTTGCGGCTCAGCATAAAGGGTTTGCCGGCTCGCATCGGCAGCGATCCGGCCACTGTCAGCAGGATCGCCTCATTATAATAGGTCAGGCCTGCCCGCTCAAAAGCGCGGATAGTGGCGGGAACAAAACCATGATAACCGCCGTCCTTGCGCCGAACTTCGCCCGCCACAAAGCAGGCAAACCTGTCTTCCTTGAGCATTGCGCAGCTATTGGCGATGATTTCCGCATAAGCGGCGCGAAAAGCGGCATAGCTCATATTAGACAGATCGCGCGGATCTTTGCTGTATTTCTCTAAATCCATGTAAGGCGGACAGGAAAAGATAAAATCCGCCTGCAGACCGGGGAATATAGCGGCGGCGTCCCTGCCGTCCCCCGCGCGCCAGTCCGGCCGGTTATCCGGACATATCCGCTCCGCCTGCCGCTCATTGGCGGCAATCTGCTCCGGCCGGATATCAATGCCGTGATAGCGCCGCCCCATCCGCGCGGCGACAATGCCGCGCACCGAGCCGCCGGCGAAAGGATCAAGGATAACGCCGCCTTGCGGGCAGAACCAGCTATAAATGATTTCAGCGAGCACAGGATCAAAAATAGAAGTGCCGGTCGGCTGTCTTTGCTCAGTCATTAACCGTCTCCCGATTATCCAGTTTGGCCGCAAAGGCTTTTTTGCCTTCTTTAGTCAGAAAGGCGTTTGAGCTTTTGGAAAACAATAAATCGCGGGGGCGGCCGTCATCGCTGGCTATGCCTAAAGCTATCCATTGCTTCTTGCGCCTCTGCCACCAGCCTTCGCGGGCATTGAGAACAGTGAACGGCGATAAGCCAAATTTGCGGGAAAAGCTGCCCGCGCGTGATGATCCGCTCCCGGATATCCTCTTAGTATGTAAAGCCACGCTTTATTCCTCATCATATTCCCGCTCATGGCGGTCGGGCAGTGGCTCTGCTGGCCTGAATATATTGAAATCGCCGCAGCGGCGGCATTTAATCTCCAAAAGGCCGATATGCTCGGCTTTGAACAGCAGCGCCCGGCAGGCGCCGCATCTGATCTCTTTCATCATTTGTTAAGGCGAATCCGCTTAAGAGCGGCGCGTCATCATGCCACATAGCGCATAACCCCGAAGCCGCGCGCGGCAAGGATAGGATTATGCGCATTCAAAAGCGTGATGATTGACGGCCGCGGTGTTAAGCTTAGGCGCATCGTGCGGGGCTTATGCTTGCCGGCTGACCCCGCAGGCGGGCGATCGCTCGCCCGGCCGCTGATTTATTTCCCTTTCCCTCTGCCGCTTCTGCCCTGCTCCGGGGCTTCAAAGCTGATTTCGGTTTTATAGCCGCAGCGGCCATAGCTGTGGGTGACGGTTTTCGCCCGCCACAAACCATTGATTTCCGGGCGGAAGCCGGCGAGCCGCAGCGGCTGATCAGCCATAATCGCCGGATCTCCCGCCAATTGGAGCGAGCCGCCGCCGGTGGAGCGGCAAAGCCGGTCGCCCTCAGAGACGCAGGCGGCTTCCGCCTCGGCCTTGCTTGAATAGCAGCGCCGCAGCCGGCGGACCGGGCCATCCATGCCGGTGTCATGAGCGCAGCGGCATTTTTGGCCGCTCCCGCGGTCAAAATACTCCGCCTCAATTCTGCCATAGCGGCCGCGCGGCAATATCTCCAGCTCCCAGCTCTCGCAGTCCGCTTTATTGACGGTCAGCGGCGGCAAGAGACCGCGCTTGAGAAACAGAAATTTGCCGTCCTTAATGAGGAAAGCGGCCTGCAGGCGGTCAGCGAGGCGGGTGAGAAAATCCATCACCGACTGATTGAGCCGCGCCAGATAAGGCAGCTTGATATCCGCCAGCTCCGCGCTGATTTTGGCTTCCATGCCGTTGCGGCGCGCCAGCTCGCCGACAATCTCGCCAACAGTTTTATTGTCAAAATGGCCACTGCCCTCCTGCTTGAGCTCTTTGCGCAGATCGGCGGAGTGGCCGCAAAGACGGATGGTCTCGCCGCTTGCGCCGCCTTGGGCTGACATTGTCTCAACAATAAACTGGCCCATTTTCTGCCCGCCGCCGAGATAGCCGAAAGTCACCACTATCGGATCATCTTTTTGCGGCAGCTCCAGATCATTGCCGGCGTTATCAAACTCCGCCTCAAAGCGGTCAGCCTCATTGCCGGAATTGTCAGTGAGGCTGGCGCTGATCAGCCGGCGATAGAAAATATCATTGACCGGACGATCGCCAACAGCAACCTTGATGAACGGGCGGTGTTTCACAGCTAATCCCATAAGCGCCGAACCTGCTTCTGCTCAGTATTGGTCTCAAACTCCGGCAATGTCACCATACTGCCGCGGCGAATGAACAGGCCATGCGCCGCCAGCCCGCGGTTCGCCTCCAATATCGCCTCGGCATAGCCGCGGATATTTCTCGCCTGCCTTCTGCTGCCCAGCACAGCCAGCGCATGGCGGAATGCCAGCAGATCAGCGCTGACATCCTCGGTTTCTATAATTACTCTGGCGGACGGCAAAATCATTGGAGCTGCCCCAGCGGCTTGCCGCCGTCAATGAACGGCTGAAGGTCAAGAGAATAAGTGATCCGCCCCGGCTGGCCGAAGCGGTTGATATAATCATGCTCCCTGCGGATCGCTTTGATAACGACTTGCCCGTGAATTGCGGCAGCCATCGCCAGACCGCTGGCCCAGCTGATGAACGGCACCGGCAGCGCGGCGCGGATGGTCGCGGTCACCGCGTCTATCTGCGCGCGGCTGTTAAATTCCTGCGGGAACATCACCCCGGAGATTGTCTTGGTGTCCTCGCCGAAGCCGGTGAACTGCAGGCCGGGAGAGCCGCCGAAGCGCGGCATTACGGCCCAATCAGCCGCAAATTCTTCGGTCAGCTTTTGAAAGCTTAAGCCCGCCACCGTAAAGATATGCGGCCCCAGCAGCATCAGCGCATTGCTCATTGTCCGCTTCCCTTGCTCATTCTTATCTCCCGAATGCTTTTTACCGCAAATCGCTGACGCAAAACCGCTTCACACTTTCGCTGTGTTTGCTTACTGGCCGCCGCCATGCAGCGCAGCGGCGGCCGATTGGCGCAGAGCCGCCTCCGCCGCTCTGCCTACCGCCGCCGGATCAGCGCTGCCCTCTATCTTGATGGTGATGGTCTGATTGACGGTGTTATTGCTGTTGGTGACATTGCCGGCAGCAGGCAGCGGGATCTCCCCCGGCGCATGGGCAATCGGCTCTAATATATTTTCCGGGGCGGCTTTTTTCTGCCGCTCAGCCAGAGCGGCGGTGACCGCGGAGAAATCCCGCCCGCGTGATCCGAGCTTCTTGCCCAGTTCCGTCTGCTCAGCCATTGAGACATCAGAATAAACCAGCGCCGGATCATTCGGATCATAGCCGCGGTTAATGGCATCCTGCGGGTCAGCGGCGATTTTGCCGCCTTGTGCCGTGAATTCATCAATCTGCTTTTTATAATCCTCTTTAATGCCGTTGCGCAGATCGGCGATATTGCGGGAAGTCATATGCTTATTGCCGATCACATAATCCGCTTCGGATTTGCCCAGAACCCGCTCCAGCAGCGCCCGGTCATAGCCTGCGCCTTTGCGCACCGCTTCCGCCTGCTCGCCGGCGGTGTCTTCCGCTTTATGGAGAGCGGCGCGGCTGTCCACAAAGGCATAGGGCGTTTTGCTGTAGGCCTCATAGCCTTTGTAAACGGCGGCGCCGAGCGCGGCGATAGCCGCCCCCCACGGGCCTCCGGCGATAAAGCCGAGCATCGCCGCATTAACCGTGTCAGCGAATATGCCGCCTACGCTTTTCCATTGCGCGGAAGCGGAGCTCGCCTGCAGAAAATCATTGGCGATGTCAACACCGATGGTCGCCCCAGCCATCACGCCGCCGCGCAGCAGGCCTTTGACCATGCCGCCCGCCGCGGATGCCGCGCCGCCCGCGGCGGACGCTCCGCCGGCAGAGCCGGCCGCTTTTACTCCGCCCAGAATGCCTGTTCCCGCCGCAAGCCCCCCAATGCCGGAGCGGACAAAGCCCGGCAGGCGGGCGATAAGACCGCGGCGGGCGGCGACATTCTTGCCCATTTCGTCAAATTTCCAGAGATTGGCGGCATATTTCCAGATGCCGAGCTCTGCTCCCGCCAGCAGCCATTTCAGGCTTTTCAGCGCCACATTAAATGCGGCCAGCGCGCCAACAGACTGGATAATAAAGGAAGCTGTTTTCGGGTGCTCATGCGCCCAGGCGGTGAGGCTGTTGATCACCGCTCCGGCTTTATCCAGAAAAGCCAGTATTGGCGGCAACAGCTCCGTCCCAATAGTGACCGACAAGGCTTTCAGGCGATTCTGCAGCAGGGCGAACTGCATTTCTGCGCCGCTCATCTGCCGGTCAGCCTCTTTTTTGACGCTGTCTTTGCGCGCGGCTTTGTTATTGATCTGCTTAAACGCTGCGCTCAGCGCGGAGTCATCCAGCTTGGCCAGATTTTTAAACTGCTGGCCGCCGGCAATGCCGATCAGCGCTTCCTGCCCTTTATCCCCGAGCTCCCTTATCCGCCTGAACAGCAGCAGAATCGTGCCTTGCTCATCTTTGGCAAAATCCTTAATAAACTGCTCGCGATCAATGCCCAAAGCGGCAAAGCCTTTGCGCACCGGCTTGCCGCCGGCCATAATTCGCGCGCCGAGCGTGCCGAAGGCCGTTCCCGCCACTTCCGCCGGCATGCCGCGAGCCACCATTGCGCTGCCCACCGCCGCCACTGTCAGCGGCGACATTTTCATCGTGCCGCTGACTGAGCTCGCCCGCTGGGTGAAATCCATCAGTTCCTTGGCTGAACTGGCGGTGTTATTGGCCAGATAATTAAAGGCATCGGCCAGATCCTCAATCTGATCCTGCCCCAGCGCCAGGCCGTTTTTGCCATAGGAGTTTTTCAGCTTGGCCAGCGCCGAGCTGACATCCTCGGCAGCCATATCAAAGGCAATGCCCGTCCGCGCCGCGAACAGGGAAAAGCGCTCAATATCCTTATCGGCAATGCCGTTCTGCACCGCCGCTTTCATCAGCATCAGCATTTGCTCAGCGGAAAAAGCCACCTGCTGCGAGGTATTGACGGCGAAGTTTTTCAACTCAGAGAGCCGCGCCTCGCTCATATTGGTGGTGACTTTTTCAAATTCCTTGACCGACTGGTCAAATTTCGCGGCCTGATGCGCCATGCCGGCCAGCGGCGCGGCCATAGCGGTGAATTTCAGAAACTCATTGCGCGCGGTTCTGGCATTCTCCGTCAGGCTTTTCAGCCTTTCCTTCAGATTTTCCTCGCCAAAGCGGCCCTTCGCCGCCCAGGCATGGCCTGCTGTGGTTTCCTCCTTCAGCTCGGCGAAAAAATCCTTCACATTGCGGCGCGCGCGGGAGAACGCATTTTCCGCCCGCTTGCCTGCTCTTTCAGCGGCATCACCCGTAGCGTTGAATCCCTGTGCCGCCTCTTGTGGATGCGCATTGGCAAACGCATTCTCAACGCTCTTGCCGAAATCCTGAACCTGCTTTTTAGCGGAGCTCAAGCCTTCCTGCATTTTATTCACTAAGCGGAGGACAAGCGAGACTTCCACTGATTCAATCCTCCGGCAAAGCGGCTTCCCGCTGTTTTATTTTGATAAGCTCATGCCGCCAGACCAGCGCCTCAAGCCAAGGCAGACCGTCCACTGCTTTAGGACTCCATTTATAATAATAAGCCAGCTCCGCGCTGATCATCATGGCGCGGATGAGCGGCGTGCCGGAAAAAAACCGGCGAAAGCTTTCAGAACCGAGACAATATCCAGCCAGTCCAGCGCGTCAATTACCTTTGCGCTTTGCCCGGTCATATCGGCCAGAACCTGCGTCAGTCCGTCAAGGCTGTCTTTATTCAGCAGCGTCTCAGCCATTTTCTCGACCGCCGCCTCAATGTCTATTTCAGCATTATCGCCGCGCCGCGCTTCGCCCATAATAATCCGCGCCAGCTCTTTGCCGCCGATCACCGCCAGATCTTTCGCCTGCCGCAAGGTCGGCCGGCGCATGATCAGCCGGTCAATTTCTGTCCGGGCGCCGTCTCGCTCGATCTCAATCGGCATCTGCAGCGGGATTTCTATGCTTTTCTGCAATTCAGCCATTTCAAAACCCTTTCATCATTTATTCAAATCCGTTTCAAATACCGCTCAAATGCCTAAAATCTGCCGGCGGCGCACCCCGATCTCATTGCCGCCGCGGATTAGCCAGCCGCCGCGCGGAAATGAGAAACGGTTCAGAACTTTGCCGTCCCAGAATTCGGAATATTCAAAAATGCTTTTAATCTCGTGATCATAGCCGGAGGCCTTGCCGCCGGACATTTCCTCCGCGTCAATCTTGGTCAGGCGGCCGGTGACATCAATCGCGTGCTCATGCTCGCGCCCGTCAATCTCATCAACAATATATTTTTTGCCGGTGAAGTGATCGCGGTGCCCCGGCGCGCCGCCGAACAGGCCGATAATATCAGGAGAATGGCTTTTAACTTTCATCTGAACAGTGAAGGCTTTAACACCGAGGCCGGCGATCTCCACCTCCATATCGCTGCCCGCCGGCTGAAAATTCTCGGTCGCTTCCTCAAGCCCCGGCAGCTTGAGGCTTTCCAGCTCCAGAAACAGATTTTTGTCATCATTGACGATAAGGGTGCAGCCGCGGATAATGCGCAAAGACATGAGAAAAACCTTTTCTGCCGTTGGGGAAAAGCGGGATAAGCGGCGGCTCAGTAAGAGCCGCTGATATAATTGCCGGCGGTGTTGCCGAACTGATAGGTTGAGCCATAACGGATGTCATTGGCCAGATTTTCAAAATATTCCTCATTGCGGCGGCTGCCCACAGTGATGCTCTCCATCGGCGGCGTCTCCTCCGCGTCAAACTCCACTTTGACCTTTCCCGCGCGCAGATTCATATTGTCATTCTGAGCGCGCTCGAACCAGACGCGTCCGCCGAGGATCGCCTGTGAAATCACCAGACTGTCCAGAAAAGCCTGAATGGAGCGCATGACAGAGATCACATTCTGGCTGGTCATATTCTGATCCACCGCCCAGGGGCGCAAAGTGCGGGCAATTGTCTTTTCAATGGCGGCGCGGATGCGGACAACATTGACAAAAGCCCATATCGGGTCATCTGACGCCGTCCTGCTGCCCCATAATATCCGGCCATTGGCCATAAATTCGCCCGAAGCCGACTGCGCCACTTGGCTGGGGATAAAAGTGGCGATGGCGTTCTGATTGAGGATATTGGCCTCATGGTCAATTTCGCCGTCAAAATAGCTGATCGGCCGCGCCGTGCCCAAAATGCCGGCGACATCCTGATTGGAGGGCGAGGCATAAGGGCCGCCTTTGGCTTTGTCGCGCAGCAGAAACATCGCCGCGGCGAACGGCGCCGCCGGCTTAATGACAATATCCGCGCCTTGCGCCACCCGCACATAAGGGTCAAGCAGATAAATATAGCGGCTGGAGAAATCCTTGCGGTATTCAATGCTTCCCTCTTTATCGGCGCCGCCGGTGTCAATAACAGCAATGCTTTTCAGCTTTTTCGCCACTTGCTCAAGGGCATCAGCCACCGGATTTTTCGCGCCGTCCGCACGGCCGCCTGTGAAGCCCGGCGCTATCAGCAATCCCGGCTCAATGCCGGTATGGGCATAAGCCTGCTCCAGAGCATGGACGCCGCTCATTGACGCGGCTGAGCCGATGACCGCAGTGCGGACGGCGTCAGGCTTGGTGTCCGCTTTGACATCGGCGCGGACAAAAACCAGGCTGCCGTCAATGCCCTGCGCCTTGACCGCATTGATTATATCAAGGCCAGTGCCGCTCTGGCCCAGCGCTAAGATTTTCTCCCGGTCGCTGGTGAAAAACGCCACCGGCTCATCCGGCGGAAAGATTTTGGCGTCCGCCTCCGGCGCGGTCACCACTGCGCCAATGCTGGTGCTGCCCGCCATCGCCAGCGGCCGCGCGCCTGCGCTCTCGTCAATAATCTGCACGCCGTGATTATAATTCGCCATTGGCTTAATTCTCCGTTATCCTGCGGCGATAATACAGGAGGGAACAGCGAGCCGTCAGCCTGACAATGTCATACACAGCAAAAAAGCTCCGCGCTATCCGCAGCGCTTGTTCTTTCGCTTCAATATATCAGACGCCGCCGTCACGCAAATTGAGCGGCTTTTTTCCACTCCGTGTCCAGCCATGCATCGCTCCAGCCCATCGCTTTGGCTAAATCTTTGATAAATTGGCTGTCCCGCTCAAATTTCACAGCGTATTGCCATTTAATCTGCGCCTGCTCCTTTAACGGCGATTTGAAGCCGGCGATCGCCGCCGCGACATCCTCATCCGTTTTGCCTCTTGCCAGCAGCCACAGGCGAATCTGCATCGCTGACAGCGGAGCCGGCGGCGGCGGCAGAATTTCGCCTGTCTCCAAATCAAGACGGCAGCCATAGATCGTCCCGCCTTCAGCATTGGTGTAAGGAGCAATGCTGTCCACGCCGGCCATCAGGCAAAAGCCGTTGCGCGCGGCCAGCGGATCGCGCTCAGCGCAGCAGATCTGCCCGTTATCCGTGAGCGCCAAATACCATGCCGCTTTATTTTCCGGCTGTTTGAAAAAATCGTCCCATTCAATGCCGCCCGCATTCTCATAATAAGTGAAGCGCTCATCCTCTTTCTTTTCTTTAATGCCTGGCCTGGCCGTGAACCTGCCGAATAATTTCATCATGCTTCTCCTTTGCCTCAGCCGATCCACGGCTGCCGCCAGCTATTGCCCACCCGGTAAAGCAGATCGCGGGTGCCTATGCCGTCAAAATCCGATCCTGTTCTGGCGGATGTTATCACTCGCGCGCCGAAATTCTGGCGGCCGCCGATCGCCATATAGCCATATTCCCAATAGCCGCTGGTCTTCATCTCCGCCACGCAGTTGGCATAAGCCCAGTCAATGGCCCGCTGCTGCGCATCGTCAATATAGGCCTTGACCCGCCACGCGCCCCAGGCATCTGCCGGGTCATTCGGATTTGGCCTGCCAAACAGCCCCACCCAGACATCGCCGCAAATATCGCCATTGGGAGCCAGCAATGCCGGTTTGCCATTAACGCCTTTGCCCCAGCGCACGCCTGCTCCCTGAACAGTCAGATATCCCTCTTTGTCCAGCGTCAGAATATTGCCGCCGCCGGGCGTATAAATGCGAAAGCCTCCGCCGCGGAAATAAGCGATTTCCACTCTGCAATTATCAGGAGCGGACTGCGGCGATAAAATTATCCCGCCGCCGTCCTGATCATGTCTTGCCAGCGCTATTCTCACCCACGGCAGCTGCGGCGCGCTAGCATCCCGCACTTCCAGGCTTTTATTGAAGCTCACGCCTTTCCAGAAAACATTATTGCCCGACCAGTCATTGTCTTTATTGCGCCGGTCAGCCTCATTTTTGATATAATCAAGCTGCTCGGACAGGCCTTTAATATCGTCAATCCGGTGCTGGTGATCACCGAGCGCCGCCTGCGGGCTGCGAAAGGCAATGCCGGGGTCGGTTTTAACCGCGACATAGCCGAGCTTCGCCATGTCAAAGCCGTCAACACCGGCGAGAGCGGTGAATTTCAGCTTTTCACCTTTCGGCGCTTTGCTGTTCAGCGCATCCTGCAGGCCTGTTATATCCTGCATTGCATGGCTGTGCTTTTTCGCCGCTTTGCCTTTCAGACTCTCAGCGGTTTCCGCCAGCGCGGTGTCCGCTTTCTCAAAATTTCGCCCGATAACGGGAAATTCATCAGCAATATTGCGGCTCGGATCCGGCAGATCAAAATTGCAGTGAGGCGTAACAGCCATAAAATCGCTCCTTAAAATATGCCGGCGCCGAAATCGCCTAAGCAGATGCGCGCCTGCGGGCCGCCCTTAATCGCAATGCGCAGCCGCGCCTGCCTGCCGGAAAGCCCCTTTGCCTCATATTTGCGCTCGCTCCACAGCGGAACAGACAGCTGCTCGGCGCCGCTGAAACTCATCGCCTGCGGAGAGCCGCCGTCAATGCCCAGGCTCATCTCCATGCCGGCGCCGCCCGGCAGATAGGCTTTGACATAAGCGGCGATGCGGACATTCTCGCCCAAAGTGAAAGCGCGGCTGACATAAGCGGCATTTTCGGCAATGCGCCCCAGCACTAATGTCACCGGCGCATAAAGAACCGGCGACAGCGTCTCTGTTCCCTGCAGAATGGCGCGGATTTTCACCTTTTCGGTTATATATTCGCTGAGCTGCAGCACTTGCGAGGGCAGCAGCCGGTAGACTGTCCCGCTTGGCCGCTCCACTTCAAAGACCACTGAGCAGTCACTGCTTGGCAGCTCGGCGCCGGCGCGGATCTGCAGATCAGAAACTTTATCCAGCGCGAACTCGCCTAAATCCACCGCTTTGCGCGTCTGGTTATAGCGGGCGGCGATAATGCGGAAAGCCAGCGCTTCATCCTGATGCGCTGTCCAGGTGGAGGCGTTAACTGAGGAAAAGCGCGGCCCGACAATATAGGGATGCCGGGTCACCCATTGCTGTCTTGAAGCGTCAAAAGCGCCGAGCTTGGCGCAAGAGACAGAATGCTCATTATCATCTGTCTTGATGACAAAAGCGGAAAGCCCGTCGCTGCCGGTGGCAACGGGCAGGCCATAGCGCGCGCTCATCCAGCCGAGATAGGCGTTCCGCATTGAGACAGCGGCCTGCGCCTGAACATCAGAAGTCGGATAGCCATTGTCCACGCTGACCTGCTCAATCAGCAATTCTTTATCTCTGCCGCCGATTTTGCAGAGATGGAAATCCACGCCGACGATCTGCCGCGGCGTGTCCGGCAGAAATAACTGCGCCTGCGGATCACTGCTGATCCGCTGCCAGCGGCGCACCGTGGTAACCTGCCGCAAGGTGGTGACATCTATTGCGCCCTGTCCGCTCCACAGCGCCGCCGCTCTTGTTCCGGAGCGGCTCCGCGCCGCAATCTCTTTTGTCCCGGCGGGGATATTGGCCGGAATTGTGAAGCCGCCGGTGATAATACCGTCAGCATCGGCGGCCGGCAGATTTGCCGGCAGAACATCAATGCCGTCAAAAGTCAGGCTGTCCAGCATTTCGCCCGGCCCGAGGCCGCGCAGAGTGAAGCGCAGCGCGATTTGCCGCAAATACTGAATCTGCTCGGTGTGATTGCCCATATTCTGGACAGCGCCGCTCGTCTCCAGCAGCGGCCCTTTGCGCCGGCCGCCCATCCAATATTCATTGGTGACCGCCGCTGCCCAGTCCGCGCGGCTCTCCGTCCAGAAATCGGCGGCCGGATCAAGCGCCAGATCGGCCGGCAGCGGCGTGAAATTAGCATAAGGGTTTATTTTCACGCAGGCGGTGATCTGCTCCTGCGCGATGATAACCTCCTCCCGCCAGTCCAGCGTCACCGCTTTATACAGCGGCAGCTGGTGGATTTCTGTTGCAATCGGCAGCTCCAATACGCCGCCGCCCACCGCCGCCGTCTGCGCCTCACCGGCATCGCGATAGCTCTGGTCAATAAATGGATCAACGAACATCCCTCTTTTTGCAGCGGGCTCGCGGCTGTCAATGCCGCTTTTCAGCCGCTCCAGCTGCAATAAGCGGTTCATATCGCCGATATTGTCAAATAGCCGCTGCAGATCAGCATAGGGAATTGAGCGGCAGGCGTCATTTTTGACAGCAGGCGCGTCAAGCCAGTTATTGGTGACGGTGGCAAGCGCCAGCACATCCTCCGGCACAATCGGCTTTGCCGGAAACTCTTTAGCCGATATGCCCTTAATATAAACCGGCGCGCCATCAGCCGCGAGGGCAATGCGGTCAATGCGCGGCATTTTATAAGTGTAGCTGATAATGACATCGCCATTGGCCGCGCCGCCGGCGACGGTGACTGTTTTCGCGTCATGAGTGACAGCGCTCACCGCATCGCGATAGCGGTACGTCACTTCATAAGAGTTCCCCGCCGCCGGCTCATCGCCGAGCGGCGCCCAGTCCACACTGGCTCCGGAACGCGTGTAATCCGCGCCGTCTTTATAAACTCTGCTGCCCTGCCTGACATTGCCAATGCTGATAACGCTGCTGTCGGGCAGGCTATCCTGCCCGTGCTTGACCGCGCCGCGGGTCAGCGTTACCGTCTTTTCCTTGGTCAGCAATATGCCGGTGATCACTCCGATGGGGAATTTATCGGCGGCAAATGTCCAGTGCGGCGCATTGGCGGGGTAAGTGTGTGTTTCCCCCGGCACCGCCGCCTCATCCCAGTCTTGCCTGATTTCCAGCCGGAAGGCGGCGCGCCGAACCCGCTTGAAGCCGCTGATATTGGCTTCGCCTTCCTGAATGGAGAATATCTGCTTGTCTCCATTGCTGCCGAGGCCGGTGACAGCGCAGCCTTTAACCACATAAGAGCCGTGCGCTCGGTCATAGGCGGCGATCGCCTGCATTGCCGGCTCCAATAAATTCGGCCCTTTATTGTCCAGCGCCACCCCGTCAATCAGAATATAGACCGGATAAAATTCTTGATTGCCCGCATCCGCAGCGGGAGTTTGTCTTTCATCTGCTTCTGCGGTTCGGATGCCCTCCGCGTCTCTCACTGCCCAGCGGCAGGAGACAATTTCGCGCGCGGCGCCCGGTTCGCCTTCCGCAAGACTGCCGGGGACAAGGCCAAGCAGGCGCGGATCATCCTCCGCCGTCAGATAATTGCGGGAAAGAACAGCGCCCAGCTCAATCCGCCCCTGCATCGGCACCTTATCAAATATCGCTTCCGCAACGGGAAATATATCGCCGGCGACATAAATTTTGCCGGCGAGCAGCGTAACTTTGCCTGTCTCCCGCTCAATCAGGCAGTCGGCGCGCTCTATCCGGTCGCCTTCTTTGGCAACCAAGCGGCCGAGGCGGTTATGACGGCCGCGCATGATGGTCTGCGCCTCATTCAGCTCCGCCGCCTGAATAAATCTGTCCCGGCCGCCGAACACGACAGACTGCCAGCTGTCTTTGCCTTCCGCCCGGTCATAAACATCCGGCAGGCCGCTTTTATGGGCAAAGACAGTCTGGGGAGAATTTTCGCTCATAATTTTCCTTCCCTTTTTGCTTTCAGCAAAAATCGCCTCTTGGCATTATGCCTTTAAAACAATCTTTATCTGCTCGCGCACCGCGCGGCGCAAATCTATGGCCAGCAGCTTGCCGGCGATTTCTGTCCCGCCGCTCAATTCGCCCGGCCGCAGCCACAGTCTGCCCGGCGGAATATGCGCCGCCGGCTCCCCCGCAAAAATGAGAGAAACGCGGGTCACCCGGCGCGAAGCGCAAATCGAGGCATCGCCGAAGCCGGTCATCGCCTCAATATAAACACAGCCGCTCAGCAATGACGGCTCATAAGCGGTTTGAAAGGCTTTATAAGCGCCGCTGACGGATTCCGCGCAGGCGCGGCAGACCCGGCAGGCGCGATAGCCTAGAATGACCTCTCCGGCATAAAAGCAGAGATAAGGCCGCTTGCCGTCAAACCATTGGGTCATAATCTGTGCGCGGCGGCCGGCTGAGTAATCCGCCCACGGATATTCCGCTGAGTCCCAAGGGAAATGCGCGTCCCCCCATTTCAGTCCCGCCTCATTGGGGGCAATCCAGATGCCGAGCTTTTTGCCCTCAAGCTCTGTCAGCTCATGCGCAAACTCATATGTCCGGGCGAATGACCAGATCGTCTGCCTTGCCGCGAAGCCGCTGTCTGTATCAGCCAGCGCATTATCGGCTTTTGTCTCATCGCCGGCAAACGCCGGCGCGTCATAGCCGCAAACCCCGCGGCGAAAATCTGAGCGCAGGCAGGCCGACAGCGCCATCAGCCCCTCAATCCGCGCCAGATCAGCGGATGCGGGCAGTTCCGCAAAATACAGGCCGTAAGCGTTCCACCAGTTCCGGCCGGCCGGCGCCTGCCGCAGCTCCGCCTGCAGCCCCAGCCAGCCCAGCGCTTGGGCGATCGCCGCCGCGGCGCCGCGCCGGCGCGTCCACAAAACACCTTTATCCAGCAGATCATAAAGATTGGGCAGATAAGGCGTCAGCGCCGCCAGCCCGTATTCATCGGCCAGCCAAGGCAGAAAATCCGCCGGGCGGTCAAGAAATTTCAGGCGCGGCAGAGAATCCGCCGCCTGAGCGGCGGCCGGCGGCAGAGCGCAGGCGTCAGCCAGACAGCGCTCCCATTTGGAGCTGTTGGCCGGCAGCAAATGAGAAAGATCCGGAGAGGTCATAACTCAATCCCCGCCGGCTCAAGGGTGATTTCTGAAATAGCGATAGCCTCATTAGGCGCCGCCTCAATATCTCCCTTTGGCTCAATCAGGTGAACACGGGCAATATCCTCGGTCATCAGACTGCTGATGATAAAGCTCTGGGTCAATGGCCGCCCCAGTCCTTGCCGCTGCTGCCAGCGGGCGAGCAGATTAGCCGCCGCTTGGCGGTCGGCCTGCGGCTCAGCCGTCTGATAAAGCCAAATCTGCGCCTTCACGCGCGCGAATATGCGGACGGCGGAAATAATCTGCAATGTGTCGCTCACCATGCGGACAGAGGCGCTGTTGACGCTTAAAGCCACTTTGTCCAGCAGCGGCTGATCGGCCGCGCCGCTGTCATTATCGGCGAAAATGGCAATATAAATAACCGGTGATTTGCCCTGCCGGTAAACAATGGCATCCTTGACCGCGCTGTCGGCCGACAGCGCATGATAGCGGTAATAATCAGCAGTGCCGCCGCCGCGGCCGCTGGCGGCGAACAGGCGGATGCGCCGCCGATAGGCTTCATCCTCCTCGCCGGCCAGCCGGGCGACGCCATGAAAATCACCGAGCGCGTCCAAATTGCCGCCGGCCGCGAAAGCAAGGATATTGGCGCGCGCCGCGTCATTGACCCTGGCGCGCAGCAGCAGCTCATCATAAGCGCTTGCCTCCAGCAGGATAGTGGCGGGATCATAGCCCGTTTCCCCGGCATTGTAAGGCAAGCCGTTTTGCGCGAACAGCCGCTGCAGCGCTTCCCGCTTGCGCGCCAGAATAGTTTCCGCTGACAGCTCTTCAATAATCTGCGGCTTGCTCATTTTCGTCTCCGCAAGCCGCAGACGCAAAACCGCTTCACAATTTTGCTGCGTTCGCTCATAATTCACCTTTGCGGCCAGATTGCCTGCCTGGATTCTCTCACGCTCCAGTCGCCCAGATGGCCATTGGGATAAAACACCCCGTCCATAATGAAATGATAGGCGCCGTCACGCTCCGCCTGCGCCATCTCAATTCGCTGCACGCTGAAGCCCGGCTCGCCGCTGTCCGGATCATCCAAGGCTTCAATAATGGAGCGGAACAGCTCCATAATCGTCCGCTCATCGCCGTTCGCATCTATATAATTCGGCACATCAGCGCCCATATGCCGGCGCAGGCAGCGGCTGCCGATGCGGGTGGTCAGGCATTTGCGGATAGACTGAAAACAATGCTCCCAGCCGTAAATAAGCTGCCCCGTTTCCGCCGAAATGCCGCAGCGCATGGCTCAGCTCTCCGCTTTATTAACTGCGGGGAGAGCGGCCTGCTTCTCTTTCAAGGCAATATGTCCGAGCAGCAGCGGATATTCCGCCTCCGCCTTTGACAGGCGCAGCATTTCGCCTTTGCCGGGGCTGCGCCGCCCCGCCACATAAAGCGCATCGGTGAGGATTTCATAATCTTTTGGGGTGTCCGCCATATCTGTCTCCATATGGGGACAGAATAAAATATTGCGGCCGCTTTCGTCAGCCTGACACTGTCAGCTTCAGCGGAAAATACGAAAATAAAAATGATAAGCGAAGCCTGCAGACGAAGTTCGCGAAGTCTGTGAAAACCCGTCAGGAAGGCGTGTCTGTCTTGCCGCCGCCCGGCTCAATGCCGCCATGCCGGTGATCTGCGCCTATATTCTTGCCTTTGTGCTTAACTTTGGCTGCCTCTATGGCCAAATCCCCGGTCAGCTCCAGTTTCGCCTTGCCGCTGCTGATCGTGATTCTGCCATCCGTCAATTCAAGGCCGCAATCGCCAAAGCGCAGGCTGATTTTATCATCAGTGAGAATCACCGCCGCTTTCTTGCCCTTGGTGACCGAGATTTTCTCTTTATTGAGCAGAACCGCGCCGCCTTCATAAGCTAGCATCAGGTCTTCCGGCTTTTTGGCGGGATTTTTGGCCGCATTGCTGTGGCTGTCATGCACGGCGATGGATGATGAGCCGATTTCACCGTTCGGCGACAGCAGGCGGCAGGGATCGCCGGCTTTAAGCGGGATATTGGCCGCCACTGAGCCGGCGGGCTGCATTATCTGCACCCAAGGTGACAGAACAGGCTTGCCGTCATTCGTCTCGGCTATCTTTACCCGCATTTTGTCTCCTTTAACCTCAGCGACTTTGCCGATAATCTGCGCATTAGCCAACCGCGCTTCCAGATCATCAATTCTTTTTGCCAGACCAAGGATATAATCAGAGAGCCAGCTCATTGCGCGTCCTCAGGCCTTGCAAGCTCTATCAGCGCCCGGCCTTCCTCATCATAGAGACCTTCGCCAAGACCCAGCAATTTATGCTTCCATTCAATGCCGCTGACTGAGAAGCCTTTCTGTCCGTCCACCGCCGAGATCAGCGGCGCCGCCCGCGCCGGCCCGATTGGCGCGGATATCTTAGTCAGCCCCCACAGCTGATTGCCGCGGATCAGGCAGCAGATTGCCTCCGCAATATCCCAGGCCTGCTCATCGCGGTTTTTGCCTTCCGTCACAATAAAGGCAGCTAGCGTCACCTCCGCCTCCAGCCGCGCGTCCAGCGCGGGGGTGAAATCGGCGCTAATAATCGCCACCCGCACTGATGGCGGCCGCACCATCAGTCTGGCCATTTCCTCCAGCCCCAGCCGGCCGAACTGGCTCTCCACTGAGGCAAGAGCGGGGATAGTCTCTTTTATCACCTTTTTCACCGCTTCGCGCAGCGCATTAAGCCGCGTTTGGGGCAAATTCTCGCTCTCAGCGCTCATAATATATGCCAGTTCCCCACCGGCTCCGCCGCCGGCGCGCTTTTTGCTTTTTCCGCAGCCTCGGCGGCGATGTCCGCCAGCCAGGCTTCCGCTGTCTCAATAATTTCCGCTGTATTATCGGCCGACAGGCCGAGATAAGGCCGCGCCGGCATTTTCACCAGCTTTGCAAACACTGCCGCGCCGCCCACGGCGAAAAAGCGCAGCGCTTTTTTCTCTTTCGGCTTAATCTCGCCGCCAAACTGATGAATAGCCGCATATTTAAGACCGCTGCCGACCGCGATATAATCATAATTCGCCACATAATCTATGCTGCGCAATAATGCGCCGGACGCATAGAGAATAGAGGCGCCGGCTTTATTCGGCTTCCACTCCGTCCCATCCGGCGCGGTCTTTTCTGAGGCGATGCGCCGGCGCGTCTGTCCCTGGATCAGCCGGCCAATCCCTTCCGCCAGCTCCATTCTCGGCGCGCGGGCGGCCTCTGTGATGGCGGAGAGGCTTGCCGCGAGGCTGTTTTTTTCGGCATAGAAAGATAAAGTGACGGTCATGGCAGAAAGCGCCCCATCCGCCGGGGATCGGCGAAAAACGCCGCCCCTGAGCTGCTCGCTCCATCACCCGCGGCGATTTTCGGGGTATCGGCGCCAAGACCGGCCCGGCCATCGGCGATCCGCTCCAGCACTTTGAGGGAATGCTTATAGCGATCCTCAATCGTCGAGGTCAGCACAGTGTGGCGGTTGGCGAGAATATAAACGGCGATATTGGCGCAGAGCATCTGCAGCGGCCGCGGGGCTGAGGGCAGCGGGCAGTCATAGCGGGCGGAGATATAAATATCCATCTCTCCGCTGGCCTGCTCCAGCGCATCAGCGATGGAAGTTTCCGGATCGGCGTCATCCGCCAATATATCCGCGATGAATTTGGCGCCCCAGAGTTTTTCCATCATTGGCCGGCCGGCATAAGCCATAATATGCTCCCTGTTTAAAAAAGCCGCCGCCGCGGAGAGGATTAACGGCGGAGGCATTCACTATCCGGCGCTGACGCAGACCGCCGCGCCTTGCCGCAAAAGCCCGGCGGTAACCACCTCATTCATTTGCGCCTCAGGGAGGATTGCGCCAGGCGCATACTCCGCGCCATTAAGGCGGACAGTGTTCACCGCCCGCAAAACCCAGCCGCCCACCGGCTCCGCCGCGGGAATTTGGTCTGCCATCAGATCACCTCCGGCAGCAGCACGCCCGCTTCTTTAGCCACCGCCAGCTCGCGGCAGCGCTCCCAGACGCGGATGCGCGAGCCGCCGCCGGCGCCCATATCTGGATCATTGATTTTGCCGGACTGCCTGCGGCCGTATTCAGCGGTGAAGCCCCAGCTGATGACCTCATCATTGGCCTGCCGCTTGGCTGGGTTGATGTAGAGCAGGGCAATGAAATTCCCCCAGACCCGCTCCAGCTTCACATCCTGCCCTTTGCGGGCGGTGTTGAGCAGGCTCTCGCCGATGAACAGATTAGCGGGGCTGATTTCCAGCAAGTCGGCGAACTGCGCGCGGGTGATGAAGCCGTCCGCCCCGTCTGAGACGCCGCCTTTGACCGCTTTGATCAGGCGCGGATGGCGCTTCAGCATATTCCAGACTTTTTTGCCCATCACCGCGGTGTTCGGGCGGTAAATCAGCGTTTTGTCCATCGCCTCATCTAAAACGCCGTAAGGATCGGATTTTTTGTAATTGGATAATTTATCCTCGCCGGCCAAGGCGATAACGCGGTCAGGGCTGTAATTGGCTTTATCCTGCACCAGCTCAGCGGCGCGGATTTCCCGCCCGAGCTGAAGGAGATTGGTGATGCCCTCCACCGCCGCTTTCTCCGGATCATAAGCGGAGAAGCCGCGCAGGCGCGCCCGCCGCGCCTCCTCAATGTCCGACTGCGGCACGCCGTCATCCAGGGCGTAATCGGCGACCGAGGCGGTTTTCTCAATTTTGCTGAACTCCACCATTTGCGGCCGGCTTTTGCGCCCGACTGCCAGATTTGGCACGGTGAAATTTTCCGCCAGCGGATATTCAGCGTATTTGAAGGTCTCGCTCAGCACCGGCACGGCGGGCAGCACCCGCTGTCCGATCAGCGTTTCCGCCGGATTGCGGTAAGCCAGCGCAATGGCGGTTGAGGTTGCGTCCGCCGGAAAAGGCCTGTTGACTGCGGTCATGGATATTGTCCTAATCTTTTAATGTCTCTTAATTTTCCTGAAAGAAGACAGCGAAGCTGTCAGATTATCCGGAAGGGGATAATGTCCCCGGCCGCGCCGTCCGCCATCGCTATGCCCAGCTGCCTGTCGCCCGGCTCAGCCGGCACAGCGCGGGAGGCGGCGTCCGAGGTCAGCAGATCGCCGAAGGCGACATTGGCGCCGCACCGAACTTCCGACCAGCCGGCCTGATCGACATCCAGCATTGCCCCCGCTTTGGCGCCGAGCGGGCCTGCCGCGCCGAGAATCTTGTCTTTGCCGCTTTTGGCCGGGCTGACAGTCGCGCCGTCAGCATCGGCTTTGACGATCAAATAGCCGGCGATCTCTTCAGCCGCTTTGAAGGCTTTGGTCAGAACAGGTGAGGTCATAATCTTATCTTGAATCCCGTTAAAATTGCTTTTGAAAGCCTTTTGAGGCGATAATGAAAAGGCGGCGGAGCGGCGTTTAGCGCGGCAGCGGAGCGGCGGTGAAACCGCCTATTTCAGCCGGTCAGGATTGGCGAGAATATAATCCACCGCCTGTGAGGCTGAGATATTGCGCCCCAGCGCCGCCTGCTCATCCTGATATTTATTGGCGCACAGCGCCACCAGCTGCGGGTCATAATCCGGCTCAGCCGCTGTTTTGCCGTCCAGCCCGCTGGGGGACAGCGCCGCCGGCAGCTTGGCGACCAGATTTCTGCAGGCGGCGAAGCCGGATTCATCGGCGCAGAGCGCTTTATATTCCGCTCTCGCCGCCGGCATAATCTTGCCCGCGGCGGCAGCGCTGTCCAAGAAGCTATCCACTTCCTTTTCCCGGAGGGCGGCTTTCATCTCCGCCATTTCTTTTTTGCCGGCCTCCAGCTGCCGCTGCATGGCGGCAAGGGCGGTCTGCTCCGTTTCAGGCGCTTTGGCCTTTGCCGCGGCCTCAGCCGCCTCGGCGCGCGCGGCCTGCGCCGCTTTGATGAGATCAGCGGCGGAGCTGTCATCGGCAACCGCCAAAGCCCGGCACAAAGCCTTCGCCTCCGCGCTCCGGGTCTCCTTATTTTTGGCGATGGCGGCGAGAATATCTTTTTCTCCCGCGTTTTGCTCCAGCCCCAAAGCGGCGGCAATGGCTGTCAAATTCATAGCATTCTCCTCTGTTAATGGCTGTTCGCGCGCTAAAGCGGGGAGCTCCAGCGCCGGGCGGTTGACCAGAGCTGCGCCCTGCAGCCGCAGCATTCTGCCCGCCCGGTGGGTGAAGGCCGGTGAAATATAGCGGTATTCCTTTTCCTCAACGGATTTGCGGCCCGCTTTTGTCCACTCGACCCTTGCGTAAAGCCCGTCCGGGCGCGCCTCAAGCGCCTCAATCCAGCCGGCGGCCGGGGCGGCGATGCCTTTCGGCGCCAGATGATCCTGCCCGTGCTCATAATCCACCGGCAGAAACGCCTTATGCGCGCTGAAAGCGGCGCACAGAGCGGGAAAATCCGCCTGCCATTCCCGCCCGTCCCGGGCGCGCAGGCGCGGCGCATTGGGGAACAGCATCACCCATTCCGGCGCTTTTGCCTGTGTATCGCCAATGATAATCGGCTCAGCCGCTGCGAGCGGCGCGGCGCATAAAGCCGCGTTTTCTGTGTCTGCCATAAAATCCTCATCTGCCGGGGCGCATTATGGCGGAAGCAGTTTCAGCCTGTCAGCCTGACATTGTCAGCCGGAGAATATTTATTTGAGGAGAAAATAAGAGAGCGCGTCATCTCGCGCGGAGACCTTTAAATTAAAATCAAATTCAAAGGCCTTTCAAAGGCGCAGCAATCGTTTTTTCTGCCGCCGCGATAAACTGCGCCTTCACCGCAAAAGCCGCTCCCTGCGCCCGTTATTTTTAACTGCGCTAGCCGCCGGGGAGCAAATCCTTTTTATTTCTTGAAAAACGGTAAAAACTGTTTTAGATTAAAAAAATAGGGTGTGAGCCAATTTACCTGGTCATGTGCCAGCGATGGAGTGATGCCCATCCACACTCTATTTAATAACTTCTCCTTTTTTCTCTGCGGCTCTGATAACCGATTTAGCCTCTTTTTCTGTTTTCTTGTGGAAACTGGCGAGCCACCATTCTTTCGCCGAAGCCACATATTTAACGGCAACCCGCCACCATGAATTGCCGCTTTCACCAATAAATACAGCGGCATTATTTTTATTGTCATTTCCACTGCGCCGCCTGATAATCGCGGCCGGCTTGGCGATAATGCTGATGGCGGCGCGCAGATCGGTGATATTCAGCCCCCGCTCTTTATGCTCCGCCAGAATATGGATCAGGCTGGAACTGGAAAGCCGCGCTATGCCGCTCTCCAGCTTATTGCTTTGGCCCGCCTGCTTTTCCGCCTCGGCTTTGGCCAGATCCGCCACATGCGCCAGCGGGCTGCCGGGCGCGTAAGCCGGCTGCTTCATTGCTTCCGCCGCCGGCGCGGCGGCCGATGTCCCGGCAAAAGCTTTCACCGCTCTTTCCGGCACCGGAGCGACGGGGATAAAATAGCGGTCCTCTTTGCGCATATGCAGCATCGCCGGCAGCAGCGGCGAGGCGGCGATGTCCTCAATCGCCGCCTGTCTGCGCTCGGGCGGCATGGCCTCCACCTCATCGGACAGAAAATCAGCGATATTCTCGGCGCGGAACATCCCCGGATTATTTTTCCAGCTCGGGTCTATCCCCTCCGGAACATATTCCGTCTCGCCGGTTCTTTTATTCATCACCGGGCGCAGCCATTCCGGCATTGTCTGCCCGGGCTCATAGCCGTGGGCTTGCGCTTCGCGCCGGCTGATCTGCCGCGCCCAGCACTGGCAGCGCCAGGCATTGGGCGGATAAAGCCAGCGCCAGACCGGGTCATCCACCGGCGCCATAAAGCCGTAAAACCGCTCATGGCTCAATCTGGGATGCAGCGCTTTGCTCGGCTCATACAGCAATATCGGCAGAAACGCTTTATTGCGCACTGAGCGCTGCCATTCCGCTGCGGCGAAGGCGGTCATCATATTCGCCCAGTAGATTGTCCGCAGCCGGCGGGCGCTGCCTAACTGGACAAGCTTAGTCTCGCCGGTTCGCGGGTCAGCCATCGGCTTTTTGCCCCACCAGCCCTTTTGCCTCAGAATAGGCTCAATCTGCGCCGCCCATTCTTTATAGGGAATATGCTCCGCATTGGCCCTTTTGAGAGATTCATGCAGATCATCCAATATGTCATAGCCGGCGGATTTAGCTACGGTGAAGGCAAAAGCATGCTCGCGCGCGGCAAAATCGCGGTAATCAAAACTGGGCTTTAGCGCCTTGCCGTCTAAATAGCTGCGCTGCTCAGCCGGCGCCAGCTTAAACAGCTCACGCATATCCGGGGAGGCCTTCTGCTCACTTTCCGCCATTGGCCGCGCCTTTAAAGCCCTGCGCCAATATCTGCAGCGCGGCCAGTTTCTCGGCCAGCGGCGCCATATCTAATTTGCCAATAATCTTGTTCAGCGTCTTTTCCGCCTGATCATAAGTTTGGCAGGCCTGCAATTCCTTAATCAGCGGCCTTAAAACCGGCCCCAAAACCTCCTCATAATTGTCTGCCGCAGCATCGGCCAGATTCTCTATTTCTTCAGTTGGGGGCACCTCGCTTTTATTTTTAGCCCCGCCGGATGCGGCGAGAGCAAGCCGCTCATGATCGCAGCAGGCGCAGAGGCTGCCCGTTTCCATGCGGGCAAGGCCGCTTCGCTCTGCCTTGCCTGAATTCCGCTCTGATGAAATCATCTCAGGCGAAGCCTGCGAAGTCTGCAGCAGCAGAATATCATCCGGCTGCGGCTCAGACAGGCCAAGCTCTTCCCGCACCTCTTTCTCCGCCACCCGCAGACCCAGCGGCACCAGTTTCTCCAGCGCCGCGGTCAGCCCCGGCAGATCGCGCTCCTCGCGGACGGGGAATATAATTTCCGGATATTTTTCCTGCCGCCCGAAGTTAATGTCAATAAACGGCCGCACCAGATCGCGGTTTAAGGTGGCGGCAAGCTGGCGGGCATCGGCGCGTGCAATGTCATGACGGACATTCTCATGGATTTTCGCCTGGCTGAGGCTGGCGCCGTCATCCGTGGTCATGGTCTGGCCCAGCACAGCTTTGCTGATCTGCTTGTCCAGATATTCCGCCATGCTGGCGAACACCGCATTGCCGGCGCCGCCTTTGGCCTCAATAAACTCTATCTCCATTTCTTTCGGGATAATCGCCGCCGCATCTGTGGACAGATCGCGCAGGGCGGTGATCAGCACCCGCCGCTCCTCATCGCTGGAGCTTGCCCCATAGCGGCCGACCCGGAAAGGCATGCCGAACACTTCCAGAAAGCCCATCCAGTCCTTCAGCGTGTAATTCTTGAACAGAAAACCCCAGGCCGCCAGACGGGCAAGGCCGCCGCGGATCGGCAGGCCGCTTTTCAATTTTGGCTTATGAATGATGAATTTATAAGGCTCAAGCTCAATTCCCTCGCGCTCATCATCCGTTTTAAGCAGCAGCGTCTCGCCGTCCTCCCGCGATAAGCGGAAAAAGCGCTGATTGCGCCAGCGGAAGTCCATGGGCCGCCACTCGCCGGGACTCTTGTCCCAGATTATCTCCACAACGGAATAGCCTTTGGCCAAAGCGTCCAGCATATCCGAAACACAATTGTCCACGAACGCCGCCTGGCCGATCACTTCGCTTAACGCTTCCGCCTGCTTTTTTTCAGCGGCGCCGCTGCCGGCCGCCGCCACATAAGGCTCAATGCCGGTCAGCGCCAGCCGCCGCGTTGACAGCACCGCACGGTAATGCAAATCGCGCTCCTCCATCTCCTCCGCCAGCAGAAAAAAACGGTCGGGAAAGCCATTCGCCGCATTGCGCAATATATCCGCCAAAATCAGCGGCTCCAAACCGCTGATAATTGTCTCTGTCCAGATACTGCGCACCCCGTCCACTGTCGGCGCCGCCAGCTCTTTAGCCATAGCCTTATTTGCGGCCAGCGGCCGGCCTTTAGTGTCAATCAGTCCCGTTCCGGTCATAATAAGCTCCCCCGCAGGCGCGGAACCAAGCCGCCGGAGACCGGCTCCGCCAGCCAGCTATTCTCGGCATTGGCCGCAGTCGCAGGCGTATATTCGTAAATCTCGGCATCCTGCCGGCTGGCGTAAAAGCATAAAGCCGCGGCAATCGCCGTGTCGCCGTGGCGGGTGAAGCCGTCAGAGCCTTTGAAGCGATGATCATCCGGCACTTTAATATAGCCGCCGACATAGGCGAGCGCCTGATGGTCGGCCAGAATATCGGCGTCTTTCGGCAAGATCAGCGAGCCATCGCCAAAAGCCTCTATATAAGCGGGCATATTATTGAGATACCAGCTCTGCGACAGATGCACTTCCTGCACAGAGGCGCCATAGCGCTGCGCCGCTTTCTCCGCCAGATAAGCGCCGTTGCCGCGCGCGTCCAGCGCGCCGCCCTGCCGCTTCGGCAGGCGATCGGCGATATAAAACAAAATCTCCCGCTGCTGGTCAAACGGCATGTTGCGCAATTCCACCATGCAGACTGTCCGCCGGATCAGCGCGCGGGTGATCTCCATCACTGCTATCGCCGTGGCATCACCGCTGCGGGCGAAATCCACCCCGAACACATGGGCTAGGCGGCGGTCTGTTCTTTCCAGCACCGGCAGCAGCCGCCATGCGCACCAATCCTTTATCTCTTTTGTCCGGCTTTCCTCCGGCCGGTTTTTGAACTCATCTTTGGCGGCAAAGCGAATGACGGGGATGCCGTCCCGCATCGCCGCCTCAATCTGGACGCGGGACAGAGCGGCGCCCTCTTGATCGGCGGGGATGGCGTCAAGCTCCTGCCGCATCGCCGCCGTGCGGACGCCATAAGAAGCGCGGATGCGCTCCTCCCAGGCGATCTCGCCCAGCTTTGTCCATTGCCCGCTTTTAATAGCGCAGACGCGCCGGTAAAGCCCATTTCTGACCGCCAGCTCAAACGGATAGCGATGGACTTTAAACGGCACTTTGCCGGCGCGCGCCTCCAATATCAGCTCATTAAACGGATTAAGCGCGCCATTATGGGTGCTGATGACGCGGATTTTGCCGCCCCAGATCAGCAGAGCGTTGACGGCGTCCAGCACGCCGCGCACATCCTGATGGAAGGCCGCCTCGTCAATCACCACAATGCCCTGCAGGCCGCGGATATTATCAGGGCGGGAGGATAAAGCCTCAACGCGGAAGCCGCTGGCGAAGCGGATGCGGTAGGAGGATATATATTTGGTCGTCCCGTCCGGCTTTCTGTCTTCAAATAAATATTCCTCGATCCCGCTTGTCTCGGCGGCGATGGCGCGGGCAAATTTGGCGACATAGCCGATAAACTCCCGCCCCTTGTCTTTAGTGTCGCCGATATAAAACACATTGTCGCCGCCGGCGCTGCGGGCAGTGGCGGCGGTCACTGTGTCATCCAAAGCCTCAGCGAAGGTGATGCCGGTGCGGCGGCCTTTTTCGGCCAGCTTTAAATCGCTCTTGTCAGAAATCCATTCTATCTGGTGCGCCATCAGAACCCCGTCCGCCATTGGGTCAAAGCCCTCAGGCACTTCGCCGCCAAAGCTTAAATCTGCAGGCGCGGCAGACAAAACAGGAGATAGAGTTTTATTTGCCATGTTTCACCTCCGGCCAGCGGCGCACGCCCAGCACTTCATCGCGGATAGAAGCGGCCATATCCGCCGACAGCCCGGCCTCTTTCGCCGCCGCTTCCACCGCCTTGCCGGCTTGCGCCGTGATTTCCTTCTCCAGCTTCAAACGGCGCGCGGTGGAGATATTCTGCGCGGCGAGCGCGCTTTTCAGCGCATTGCCCAGCGCCATTGTGTCTTTTGGCGCTAAGCCGTCACCCGCTGACAGCGTCTCAAACACCGCCGTCTTGATCGCCTCGGCGGCAATCAGCGTCAGATCATCCGAGGCTTCAGCATTAAACCGCTCTGACAGCGATGCGGCGATGGCGCGCGTCTGCTCCAGCCGCCGGCTCATCACCGCCAAACGCAGCGAATAGCGGTTAAACGCCGATTTGCTGGGGATGGCGAATATCCGCCCCAGCTCTTTCTGAATGGCGCGCAGATCAGCCTCAAAAGCGGCGTAAATCTCCGCCTGCGTTTGCTCGCGCCTTGCCAGAGCGGCGGCTGCTTTGGCTATCGCCTCATCGCATTCCTCCGGCAGCAGATCAATCGCCGACAGGCGGCCGCGGCCTTTATTCTTATCCGCCATCTAGCCCTCCGCCGGCGCGTCCACGCCTTCCAGAATCAGGCGGTGCTCCAGATGATCGCGCCCCGCTTGGCGCAGCCGGGCGATTAAAACTGTTCCCGCCTCTGTCAAAGACACCGCGTCCAGATCGGCGAGAAAACGCATCTGCGCCCGCACCCATTCGCGCGAGCGGCGATGGCCAAAACTGTCCAGCACTTTCAGCAGAATAGTCTGATTGGCGCTGTGGCCGGGCTGAGCGGCCAGCTCTTTCAGAATAATCAGCCGGGCGTCCATCGCCAGATAATTACTATAGCTCATTCCTCTGTCCTCTTGCCGCTTCGCAAAAAATCCTCAACCCGGCGGCAGGCGCGCTCTGTCGCTTCCATAGTTTTAACCATCGCCTCCATTTTCGTCTCAACTTTGGCGAAGGAGACCGACAGCTTGGTGAAATCATCTTTGCTCGGGAGATGCTTCAGCTCATTCTCTATTTTCTGCACCCGCATATCCAGCCTGCCGTGCTTGTCCTCCAGCAGCTTGATCGCCTCGGTATTCTCTTTTGTCCCGCCGCTGAAATGGTTTTTCGCCGTGCCGATCAGCGAGATCAGCGCCAGAATAAAGGTCACCCACTGGCCGATGGCGATAATGTCCAGAGTCATTTTTTGCCCTGTTTCCTCTCTGCCGCTGACTGACATTCCAGACACCGCCGCGCCGATGGCATAGCGAGGCGGCGCGCAGGCGCAATCTCATTGCCGCAGTCCGCGCAATAGCGCGCGCCTTTCGCGCTCAGCGCCTCCTGCGCTTTGCGGCGGCCGGCTCCAGTCTGCGCTTCCGTGTCTCTTTCCGCCATGTCAGCGCTGTCCGCCATCGCTCCAGTCCTCTAATTCATTCCCCGGAGCTGTGTCTCCGTCATATTCATCGCCGGACACTGCGGGAGCGGCAAGCAGGCAGGCCGCCACCCGAACCGGATATGTCCCCCAATAGCGGCCGTTCTCATCAAACAGCTGCACGCGATCCGCTGCCATTTATGTTCCCCGCTTTATCCTGAGCCGCTTGGCTCACTGCTTTCACTGCCGCCTCTCTCTTGCGCTCGCAGGAGAGCAGGCTCGAGCGGTCGCGCGCCCAGTAATCCGCCGCCTGGCTGAGGGATAAGCCGTTTTCGGGAAGCCTTTGCGGCTTGGCGCATGGCATCAGGCTTGACGGTGGCAGCGCGGGGCGGCTGAGCTCCGCCTTAATCAGCGGCTTGCCGGTTGAGCAGCCGGACACGCTCAGCATTAAAGCGGCAAACATCATCCATTTTATCCTGTATCTTTGCATTTTCCGCCGCTATCTCCTCAAAGGCCGCTCTGTCCTTCTCCAGCGCCGCCTGCGCTTCCGCTTCAATCTTTAATGCCTGCTCCCGCTGCGCCGCTGATCGCCTCAAAGTCTCAGCATTCAGGCGGCTTATTTCCGCCCGCCACTCTATATTGCAGGTCTTGCGCCCATTATGGCTGCCGAGCCAATAGGCGCCTTGCCACAAAGCCAAACAGCCAAGCGCCAGCCCCGCCCAAAACCAAATCCGGCTCACCACACCGCCCCCAAAGCATCGGTGATTGCCCAGCCGAGCAGCAGAACCGGCGCGGCAATCGCCGCAAAAGCCGTTATCAGCGCTATGACCGTAAAGCAGAACGCCAGGCCACCCAGCAGCAGCGCTGATGCAAATACCGCCGCAATCAGATTAAACGCCAGATTGCCCGTAAATCTCAAAGCTTCAGCCATGCCGCTTGCTCCTGTTATCGGGATTTTCATCATTTTCAGTTTCCCGCTGCTCATGCCGCGCTGTCTGCCTCACGATTTCCAAATTCACCCGGAAACCTCTTTCCGACCATTTTTCCTCATTCTCCAGCCGCCCGGCTATTTTCCCCTGCCAATAAGCGCAGGCGGCAATCCCCGTTAATAACCCGATGTCCAGCAGCGTCACCGCCCAATCAGCCCAGTCAGTCATTCCTCTTTCTCCCGTCTGCGGCGCTCTCATAGCCGCCTGTTTCATATTCTGTTTCTCTGTCGCGGCTGAAGCCGCTCCCCCCCTCTTGTTCCTGCTCCGCCTCTGTCTCGGCATAAGAGCCGTGTTTCTGGCTGCTTCTGAAATCCATGCTGCCGAAAGCGCGGTGAATGCCCAAAAGCGCGACAATCAGGGCGACCATGCTCGGCACAATAATATCCGCCAGCCTGTCCGCTTTCTCTGAGCCGTAAAGCCCGCCGAACACAATCGCCAGAATCACCAGCCAGGACAGCGCAAAGGAAATTTTCAGATACTGTCCGCTGAACCGATAATTCGGACTCGGCGGCAAACTTCGGGGACTCCGTCCCTTTATTTCTTGCTGTGCTGTCTTGCGGCTCATATTAAGCCTCTCCGCCCAAACTCTGCCGCATATCAGCCATTGTCAGCGGCGCGCGCGCATAAAGCTTGGCGGCGGTATTACCGCCCAGAACGCCGTCCACCTTCAGCCCGTTCGCCTGCTGGAAGCTCATCACCGCCTGCGCGGCGGAAAGCCCGTAAACTCCGTCAATTCTGTCTTGGAAAATCCCCAGCGCCGCCAATATCTCCTGCGCTTTTTTCACATCCGCGCCTGACAGCCCCTGCTTGAGCAGGCGGGCGGGCGCATCGGCGCCGAGAAGCTGCTTGGCCCGCGCCAGATATTCGGCGCGGCTATGGCCGCCATTGGCCTTGCAGGCTATGCGCCCGCAGTTGATGACATTGGTCACCGTGGCAAGGTCATCTCGGTCAGCATATTGATTGAGCTTGCGCGAGCTCCAATACCACTGCGCGCTCCATAAGGCGGCGGGGAAGCTTGCCAAGGATGAAGGCACGCCGATAAAATCACCGATGAGCCCATTTGCCGCCGCCCATTGGTCAAATGCGGCGTAATTGGCGCGCCCCGTCACCTGTATCAGCCCGCGGCCTTTAAAGCGGCGGCCGTCACCGCGCTGTGTATTGCCAAGATCGCGCCGCCCCTCATAAGCGCTGCCGCTCGCATATTCCTCTGTCGTGGCAAAGCCGTCGCTCTCATGCGCCAGCTGCGCCAGAAAATGCGCTATCCGCAAAGGGGTGGAAAGCTCCGCATAGGCGGCCATCCGCTCAAATACAGCGGCGGTGTTTTTGATAATCTCGCGCTGTTTGGCGGCTTTGGCGCCGCTCATCCGCGGCGCGAGCTTTAAAAGGAATTCATTGGTAACGGGAGAGGCGGGAGAGGTCATGGCGCAAATCCTTCTTTGCGCCTAATTTAACAGATGAAAATCCCGCTCGTCAGCCTGACACTGTCAGCCCGCTAAAATAAAAGCACTGCTTAATACGGGGAAAAACAAAATCAGTGGCCGGCAAGATAGTCCTCAATATCTATCTGCCGGTCATCGCGGGAGAGCCGCCGGCGCAGGCGGTAAGCGGTGCGCATATGCACGCCGGCCTTCTTGGCGGCGTCCGGAACCGACAGGCCCTGCTCCAGCAGGGCGGCGAGCATCTTCTGTTTCTGCGCCCGCGAACCCATAGGAATCTGATATGTAACGCCGCGGCCGCCAAAAGTGAAATGATCGATCAATTTAGCGGACGCCTCCGCGCCGACAATATCTTCCAGCCACTTTGCCCGTTTTATTTGCCCCGGAATATACAGCTTGCGGCCGCCAAAGGCCAGCGCCAGTATATTTGCCGCCTCTTTGCCCGCCACCTCGGCGATTTCCCGCAATATTTGCGGCATTTGCGCATATTCATCATGATGATGCGCCATCTCTCGACCTCCGCGCTTCTTTCCCCCACAGATTCATCAGCTCAATCCAGTCGCCCCGATTGGGGCTTGCGCCGCAAAAAGTGATCACTGTTGCCGTGAAATCTCCGCTGATCAGATGATTAAGGTCGCCTTTTTTAACAGATTTCACCCCGGCCGCCCGCAAGAGTTGCCATTGCGCGAAGGCAATCCGCGGCGCAAATTCATCTGTGTCACCGGCATTGCCCCAGCTGATGCCTGCCTCGCGGCCTATCCATGCTTTCAGCCCCTCAATGGCGCGGGCGGCGTCATCGTGATAATGCAGAAAGCGCAGATGTGATAAGCCCGTCTGCCGCTCCACAAAGGCAATCAGCGCTTTATCAGTTTTGCTTTTGATGATGCCCAAATTCCAGCCGGCGATCCACAGCGCCTGCAGTTTCTTGGCGTAAGCGCTTTGCATATGCTTTTGCGCGCTGTTTGAGGCGGCATTTAAAGCTGTTTTAAACGCCCCCTTAGCCCGCATATCCTCAATCACTCGCCCAAGCTGCCCTTCCGTCAGCTCTTTGGCGCTGCTTCTGCCGGTGAGGCGCAGCAGATAGGCCTGATAAGTTTCATCATCCAGCCCCAGCGCCTTTTTCCCGATATGAATTTTTGCCAATGCCGATGCCATTATGCCGCCTCCCGCTTCAGCTCGGCCAGCCATTTCTTGCTTCTCTCCGGCCGAGTTTAAATTATTCCCATTCAATAAGCAGGCCGGTGAATGCGCCGGCGCCATGATTTTTCAGGAAAAAAGCCGCCATATTCTGCGCGGCGCTCAATCCGTTTCTTTCAAAAAAACCGTCTGATTCCGCTTGTCCTCTGAGCAGCTCATTGCCTTCCCGCCAACTTTTGGGATCATCGCCGATAATCAGCTCCGCGCATCCCTCTATCTGAAACCGCGTGAACTGCGCCGGCGGGCTGGCTTTTACGATAAAATACTCACAGCCATTCTCCGCTCTGGCCGTTGTGCCGTCTATGTAAGCGGAACAGGACACCGCCAGCGGCAGAATAGTCATCTCAACAGTCCGCGCGCTTTTGCAGACAGCTTCGCCGATTTTGCGGCGCTCGCCTTTGCGGTAAGCGCCTGTCCAGAACTGCATGACATCGCCGGATTTTGCGTGTTTGCGCTTGCCAATCGGGCGGATTGTCTGTTTTTTAATGCCCTTTGCCACAAGGTCAGCGAAGGGCTGCTGAAATGAGTAAAGCATAGCGGCCTCAAAACTCTATCGGCCGGCAGCGGCGGAGATCAAAACGCTTATAGCCATGACTTAAATCATCACTGTCTAAATCCAGCGGATAAAATCGCCCTTGAGATGGAAAAACGCTGCCGTCCGCCTCATCTATAAAATTCCATGCGGTGAAATATTCCTCGTCATCACAGCATTCATCATCGTGCCCCGCCATCAATTCAGTGACAGAGGCCGGCAGCCACATCGGCAGAGTTTCGGAGCATTCGCCATCGCGCTCACATCCTGCGGCGCGCTCAACTGCCAGCTGGTCATCCTCATCAAGAATATGCGTCAGCAGCACCCGGCTCGCGAACGGCGCAAAAGCCTCAATCGTCTGCTTGCCGCCGGCGCAGAAAACCTCATGGCTCTGCGTTTTATGCGCGATGTGCAGAGCATCGCCAATATCATGCGCAAAACTCACATTCGGGAGTTTCAAGTCAAAAATACGCTGTATTTCCTGTGAGCCGCTATAGTGGCGTGACAGACAGATAATTGTCCGCGCGCCGGTCAAACCGCGCCAATCCTTCTCCAGCGTCTTGCGGCCGATAATGATTGCTTTGCCTTTTATCGTCTCGCGCAAAAGCTCGCCGCCGGCATTCCATGGCTTGCCGTTTTCATCAGCGAAATCGCCCGCCGAATTGGTGGCGCAGATAAGAGTTAGTGCCGTCATCGCTCAAATTCTCCGTATTTCAGTCCGTCTATCAAATCCAGCAGGCTGTTCTGCGCTTTTTCTATCTTATCGCTCCAATAGGGAAAAATCGGCACGGATACGCCGGCATCCTGGGCATAGAGGCTGTCATGAATATCAAGAAGCCTGTCCGTCACCGCCGTTGTGTCAAGCTTTGATTCTGTCATCGCCCGCCGCCTTTATTTTCTGCCGCGCCGCCGCTTTTCCCGCCATTTCAGTAAGCAACTTGGCTATCTTGCGGGCTGTCTCAGACGTAAAGCTTATGATTGCAATTTTCTTGACAGCTTTGTCTTTTACCGCAATCTGCGCTAATTCAGCGCTATCTCGCTGCCTTGTACTTTGCCGCACATCAATTTTCGCCGTTTCCGGCTCATAATAATCGCTGCGCATTGTCATTGCCGCTTTCCTTTTCCCTGTTTTTCTGCGCCGGATAATCCCGCAATGCCTGTCCTGAAATTTCATAATAGCAGGCGGAGCAGACCGGCATATTTTCATCACCCTCAAAATAAATGGCTCTCGCCGCTTTCAGCCGCTTGCCGCAATTAAAGCATTGCATTTTTCGCTCCCTGTATTTTTGGCGGCTCTAGGCGGGATTTGCCCCCGGCCTGCAGGGGAGAGCGTCCGCCGCAGCATGACCTGATTGACGCTCCCGCCCGCTGCTCTGCCGCTGAGCTGCAAGGGGCAAACTTATTCATTCCCTGTCAGCGCTTCGCGCTTCCTCGCCTCTTGTCCTTATTTCTTGGCTATATCTATGCTGACCGCCTGCCAGCCGTCCTGAATATCGGCTCGCTTGTGAAAGCGGATATATTCCTTGGAGCAGACAACCCGCATCGCGTCTTTGATCGCCCGCATCGCCTCCTGCCAGCGCTCATCCTCAAAGTTCAGCCGCAGCAGCATAAAGATTTCGCTTCTGTTGACGCGGCCTTCTTTGTCGGTGTTAAACGCCTTGGTCACAATCGCGCGGATTTCGGGGCGGGCATTGGCTGTCCACTCATTCATGCACTCATCAAGCTTTTCCTTGGCGATCTGCAATTGCGGCCCGAAATCTATTGTGTCCGCCACCTGCACCGACACTTTAAGCAGGCCGTCATAGCTCTGATAAGTGCGGTTGCCTTTGCGCCCGCCTTTCTTGACCCCGTATTCCTGCTCTAAAAGCGCGTCAAAATCGCCTAGATCCGTGGCGGTATAGCCTTTAAAGCGCGCTATCTGCGCCGACAGAGCATCGGCGTAAAACATCACTTTGCGCACCAGCTCATCCTCCAGCGCGTCAGCGGGCTTGACCGCCTCCAGCGGCATAAGCGCCCCTTTGGCGTCCGGCATATAGGTCTTGCCGTCTATCTCCCGCTTGCCGGCTTTCAGCGCGCGCTCAAGGCCTTTATCCGCTTCCGGCGGATCTATAAATTCAATCTCCGCCGGCCCGCTCACCGCCAAAAAGCCGTTATCGGCTATTTTATGAATATCCGCTTCCGCCGGCATTCCAAGTCCGCTGTTCAGTTTCACCGCCTCTGTCATTTCGCTTCCTTCCGTCATTTCACTTTTTCCGCTGTCCAGCCGAAGCTTTTATTGGCCGGCATGCCATAGCTCACCGCCTCATCTTTCACTTGATCATAAGTCACGCTGACCGCGTCCCCCGCTTTGCCGAACCATTGCCGCAGGGCTTTTTCGGCATTGTCCGCCTCAATAATCTCGCGGCTTTTCTCTTTCCGCCTGCCTTTGCTGTCCTCATGCCACCAAGTGATTCTGTAGCTTCTCATGCCGCCGCTCCCTCAGTTCAGCCGAGCGAACGGCGCATTGGCGGCAATAAAGAATACACAGTCATTGATGCGGATTGCCGTTACCTGCTGCTCCGGCGCTAAACCGCTGGCTCTGAGCGCAGTTTTGAGCCCATGCCGCAGCCACAGCTTTTCATCATTCGGCAGACATTCAATCTTGCCCGCTTTCACCGCTTTGCTGTCCGTATTCTCAAACCGCCAGTCCATGCCGCCTTCCTTGCTGCGCATCAGGCCGATCCATTCCTCCGCTATATTGATTTCCATCATCGCTCTCCTGCCTCTGCCCGGCTGCCCCTAACCGGAAACAGCACCACATTGCCGCCCAAAGGCAGAGCCTGCCTCCGGATTTCCGCCTGCCTGCGCTCTCTGCCGCGCATCTCCCGCGCCTTTGCCGCCAGCTCATCCAGCATGGCCGCCAGCCGCCGCATTTCCTGATTGGACAAAGGCGCTTCCTCTTTGGCGTGCGCGCAGAGAATGTCCGCCATGCAGGCGAGCGCTTCCTCAATCGTCACTCCATCATTCAATTTTGGCGCATATTGCATTTGCTGTTTTCTCATCGCCTTTCCTCCCGCCTATAATGCCAGCTCGCCGACATCGCGATTTTCCCACGCCGCTTTGATATGGCTCTTGTCCAAAGCCGCGCCGGCGCCCGCCGCGGCCATGCCGGCCAGTGTCATGGTTTTGTCAATCTGCCGCAGCGCGCCGGCTTTCAGGCCGATGCCCTCTAAATACTCCGCCGCCTCCGGATCGGTGATGCCCCAGGCCGCTATCCGCGCCTGCAAATCGCGGAGATAAGGCTTGGCCCGGTTCAGCCGCTTGGCGACCCGGCTTTTAATCTGGGCGCTGTTGCGCCCCGCGCTCCGCTCAACGCGGGTGTAAACTTCATCATTGCCCATCAAAGCTACGCCCGCGCCGAAATTATCGCTGAAATAGCGCAGCTGATTGACCGCCTCATCGGTGAGGTTCTGCGCCTCATCCACAATGATTAAACTCCCGCCCAGCCGCTCCAGCGCCAGGCCGATCCGCCGCGGCAGCCGCGAGGCTCTGCTTTCCTCAAGCCCCAGCTCCGCCGCCAGATTCTGCAAAGTGCCGCTGACCCCGCGCGTCTGCGGGCTGGCGGTGATCAGGCAGACATTGGCGCGGGCCGCGCGGTAATGCCTTGCCGCTTCTGTTTTGCCGTTGCCCGCCGCCACCGTGATGATCACCATATCGCCCATTGCCTGCGCCAAAGTCAGGGTGCTGATGATCTCCTGCGCCATTTTCAGCATCTGAAACGGCGGCTTTTGCGGGATGGCCGCCGCCAGCTCCGCCATCGCGGCCACCCCGGCCAGCCAGCTCTTGGCTTTAGCGTTCAGATTGCCGAGCCGGCCGCTGTAGCCGCCATTATACCATTGGCTGAAAGTGCTGCCCGGCATATCCATCCGCCGCGCCACATCCGCCTGCGTCCAGCCTTGCTCCGCCGACACCTGCGCCACTTGCGCGGTCAGGCTCGCCCATTCAGTGATGTCCTCTGCCGTCCGGTTATTGAGGCTCGCGTCAGGCCGCCCCGCCGGCGCCGCCCATGTTCCGCTGTTTTGCGCGTCAAGGCTTGTTTTCTGGTCTTGTTTCATTTATCTTTTCTCCGTCTTCTGTTCATCTGGATGACGCGCTCTGCCGGCATTGCCGTGCCTGGCAGAGCATTTTCTATCAAGCGAAGTCTGCTAGCCGGCGAGGCGCAGCCTTTCCATCCCTTTGCGGAAAGCCTCCTCAAACTGCTCCTGGTTTATCCCGCCCGCTTCCCGCCGCTGTTTCGGCCTTGCCGCCGCATTAGTAGCAGTTGTCGCCAGCCGCGTTATTTTGCCTCTCCGCTCAACCGGCTTGACCTCGCTGGCTCCCTCAGCGCGGCGGTAAATCGCCGCTAACCGGTCAGGCGATAATGCCGCCGCCGCGGCTTTCTCCATAGCTCGCGCCTTCAGGAACTCCTTCCGCGCCTTATTGTGCCGCCGCGCCGCCTCTGTGTCATAAAAGCCGGTGTCATCTATGCAGGCCGCCGCGCAGATCAGCCGGTTCTCAAGGTCATAGACCCGAATTGGCCGGTGCATGTCATCAGGGTCAAAGCGCAAAGTCACCTTTTGCCCCGCATATTGGTTCAGCGCCTCCGCCCAATAGCGGTTCCCCTGAAAGTGGATCTCGCCGCTGCCTTTTCTGGCGCGGACATTTTCCGCCGCCAAAAGCCACAAGGCTCTCTGCGCCTCGGTCGCCCGGCGGATGATTGTCCCGTCCGCCGCCAGGCTCGCCGCAAAAGTCTCGTCAAAGCTGCGTCCGGCGCAGTTCTGCGCCTTGCGCCCCGTCTGCGCATTGCAGGCGGCTATCTGAGCCTCCACATGCGCGGCGAACTCCGCCAGCGGCACCGCTCTTGCGCCGTAATCCTCCGGCTTGGCGTCTGGCCTGCTGCCGGTGTATGCCCCCGCGCAGAGCGGGTGCTTGCTTATCGCTTCAGCCAGATCCCGCCATGTCCGCTCAATCGGCTTGCTCTGGCCGCTGTAAGGCGTCGTCCACTGTGTTTTAATGCCGAAAGCGGCGAGCAGCCCCTGCGGCTCCTCCTGCTTCACTTTAAAGCGGAAGCGGTTAGAGATGCCGCCGGAAATCCATTTGCTGGCGAAAGCCCGGCCATTGTCCAGCGTGATCGTCTCCGGAATGCCGCAATTCTCAATCATGTCGCCGATGACCAGCCGCACCGTGTCCCATGTTTCCGCCTCGCTGAGCCGCCAGCTGAGGATTTTGCCGCTGTAAAGATCCTGAATGGCGATCAGATACAGCCGGACGGCCTTATCCGCCCACGGAACTTTGACAAACACATCCAGCTTATGCCCGTCCATATTCACCGCCTCCATCGCATGAAATGCTGAGCGGTCGCGCCTCTGCGCCGGAAACAGCGTTTTAGCTTTGTCTCTGCCGGCGCGAGCCAGAATCTGCGCCGCTTTGCCGATCTCGCCGTCCAGCCGCCGGCGCAATGCCCGCTCTGACGGCAGCGCGCCCCACTTATGCTTCTTCGCCGCCGCCTTCACACGGCGATAGCAGGCCGAGAAGGCCGGCTTAGACGGGCGCAGATAATCTGACAGCAAAGCTTCCCACGCCTGCGGCGGGCAGCTCTGCCCCGCTGTGTCCTTGTTCGCCGGCGCGCTGTAATTCGCCGCCAGCGCCGGCAGCCAGTCCGCTTTGCCGTAATCAGCGCACAGCTTGCGCCAGTTATACAGGCTCGCCAGACAGAAGCCGCTCTGTGCCGCCGCATAGCTCATCGCCTCGCCCGCGCTCACTCCGCCTTCCTGCAGCGTCTCCGCCAGGAGCAAAACCTTCAGCCGCGACTCACACACCGCCTTCTGCTTCGCGGAAAGTGTCTCATAACGATGCCAGAGGGCTTTGCTCTTGCTGTCATCTGTTTCCTTGGCAGTTCCGAAGCCGCCATGAATGACCATCAATCGCGCTTGTGCAGCGCTGGGCAGAAGGGAAAAATGATATTGCCAGACCGGTTTTGTCTTGCCTTCTATGCGTCTGGCCGCAGTTTTATTGCTGTTCCAATTTGCGCGGGCATAATTATCCAAACTTTTATAACTGGATGGCAGACCCGGCAGATTTTCTTTTTCAAGCTCGGCGAGAGTAAACCACTCTTTCATCGCTTCCGCTCCGCTTTCCGTTTTCTAAAACTCTCTGGCAATTTTTTTCATTGACACAGATTGCTTTGTCCTGTTTTTATTAAAAAGCTTCTTGGCTTGGAGCAGCAGTCTGCCGCTCCGTTTTGCCGCTAAGAGGCTTGTTCAGGATGCGGTGGCGGCTTTTTGGATAGCGATCAGGGAACAATTCCTCAACCGGAACATTTAAAAACCGGGCAATCGCTTGCTCCTCTTTGCCGTTTTTCCGGCTCCAAATATTGGCAAAGGCATATTTGCTCATGCCATAGACTTTTCGCAGACCTGTCAGCGTCATGCCCTGCGCATGGAGCGCTGCCAGAATTTCATGACGGTTCCATTTTTTTGGAGATGTCATCTCGTTCTCCCCGTTGAAACAGACCTTATCCGCCTGTTTCCTGTGGATTGTTTAAGTGAAACTTCTATCGGATGCTTCCGACAGACTCTATATAAAGCCATTTTTGGCGAAAGTAAAGCGTAATTTGGTTTTAAAGGGAGTATTTTTTTGTCCAGACCCGAAAAAGAGCCTAAAACAGAAATAGCAAAGCGGTTTCGTTTAATTAGGGAGATAACGGGGGGAGAAACACGAGAACAATTTGCTCAACGGCTGAATCTGCCCGTTACTACCCTTGCAAATTATGAAAAAGGGGTGACTGAGCCGCCAGCTTCAGTCATCGCAAAATACAAAGATGCTTTTAATATCGCATCTGATTGGCTGATCACGGGTGAAGGGGATATGCTTATCCCTGAAACGCCAAATATGGCTGAATCCCAACATTTGAAGCCAATAAATCAGCAAAGCATTAAACAATATCCCGAGATTATAGCGTTGCCTGTTTATGATATTGAGGCGTCAGCAGGCTTCGGAATCACCGTTCCTGAATACGAAGGCACAGAAAACTCGGTTCTATTTACAAGGCAATTTTTACGCCATATTAGAGCTACACCAGAAGCTTGTTTAATTATTTACGCTAAAGGGGATAGCATGATGCCGACTATCACAGATGGCAATGAAATCATTGTAGACACCAGCCAAAAACAGCTCCTCAATGATAGCATTAGTGTCGTCAATGTTGCGGGGAATCTATTAGTGAAGCGCATCCGCTATCGGATCAATGGTGATATTGATCTAGTCTCAGATAATAAAGATTATCCTGTAGAGACCATTAAGCCGGAAAATGCGGATCAAGTTAATATCATAGGGCAAGCAGTTTTCTGGTATCGCGCGCATTAAAAATCAGCTGAATTTAGGTGGAATTCTTTTTCTATTCCGAAAACATTTAACTTGTTGAATCTATTTAATTTTTATCAAACAAAAAGATTTCCACTTAAATATGGGAATCTCGCTAGGATTTTCGGTGTTTTCTCTAGATAATACAGAAAGACAACTGAGAAAATAAAAACCGCTTCAAAGGCGGTTTTCTGGGCTTTTGAAGGCCTTTTAAAATTTCTCAAAGCGCTTTCACACATTTTTCAAAGCTTCACGCTCCCCGTCGCAATTTTGGGCTGGATCCACTAATTCCCGCCCGATCCCGTGTCAAAATTTGTTTTTCTTTCCCCGCAAAATTTCTCCCGTAAATTCCTCGCAATACCTTGATTTTCCCTCACTATCCCGAATAATCCCATTCCTTCCCGCCTAATCCCGCATATTCTAAGACTCTGTGTCAATTAACAGTCCGCTTAAACATAAGACATAGCGCTGAGATCGCGGTTAAGCCCGGCCTGCAAATCGCGCTCTATCGCCGCTTCTAAATCCCAATCCCGCATTGCCGCGGCAAATTTATCGGGAGCAGACAGCTGCCGGCCGCCGGCAGAAGCATATTGCGGCGATTGAGAAGCGGAAGGCTGAGCAGACGCAGCCAAAACACCTGCGCCGCTCACTGCATTGCCGGCAATCTGACTTTGCGCCACCCCTGCCGCACCCTGTCCTTTTGAGGCAATCTGCGTCTGCTCCGCAGGAGAATAATCCCGCATTTGCCGCCACCGCTTTTCCGCCAGCCTTGCCTGAAACTGCTGCGCCCATATCGTCTGCTCCAGCTTATAATGCTCTTTGCAGGGGCGATAATTATCCGGCAGGCGAAAAGCGGCAATATCCTCAGCCGCAAAAGCGGACAGCCCGATTTGGCTTATCGGCTCCGCGCCGCCCGCTGAGACAGTTTTCACTCCTAAGCCCAGATAAATCAGCCGCTCTGTTTCAGAATTTCGCCCTGAGGCTGACAGCGCGCCGACACAGAAAGCGAGCATATAGCCGCCATTCTGCCGCGCCACCATCAGCGCGCCAAAGCAAGGCTGGCTCGACACGCCATAATTCAGCCAATTTTCTGTTATGCCGACACCTTTGCCAAGGCGCTCCTGACCGCGTCCTGTTTTCGGATCTATGGCATTGGCGAAGCACCAATCGGTGAACAGGCTGCCCCATGCCGGCCGGCTGCCGCCAAACAATGGCGCAAGCGCTTTATCCTGCCCTTCTGTCTGCGCCGCATAATGAGCAAAACTCAGCGGCAAGCCGTTCCGGCCGCGCGCTGTCATATTGCAGCCTATATATTGTCCTTCCCGCTCCTCCGCTTTTAAAAGCCAGAGCGGATAATCACAGCCGCACCCGCAGCCTTTGCCGCCGCAGGCAATATCATCAGAAGGAGCGACTGACCGCCCCAAAGCGGCGTTGCGCCGCCGCCGCGTCATTGGCCGCGACAACAATCCCGCGCTTTGCTGCGGCTCAGAGCCGCCGTCGCTCATCGGCAAAGGCTCAGCCGCACCCTGCGGGCCTGTCATTTGCGCCGGCATTTGCGAGCAGCCGCCCAGCAAGAAACAAAACCCGGCCAATAATAAAAAAGCGGCAAATTTCACGATTAATTCCCCGGATTGCTCAAATTCACGGCAAAGGCCTATGCTTTTCCTCTGCTCAAGCCGGCAATGCAATATGGCGGCTCAGGCGCATTATTTTACCCGGAATGACAGGACTGAATTCTTAACAAATGGTTAAATTTAGCGGCGGAGATGATTATCAACGGCGGCAAAGGCAAAAATGCGCGCTCAGAACCGCTTTGCCCCCGCCCTGTGGCTATGAAGACACAGCTATAATCAGGAAATCAGCCCGATACCAAAACACTTCATGTTTATGCTCCGCCTATGAGGCATTTTATGCGCAGGCAAGATCACAGAAATGTGACCTCTATTTCCGAAGGTCACATTTTTCGCTATTTATGTGACCTTTGCCTTCCCGAACAAAAGCAAAGAACCAATAAAGACTTAACGGCAATCTAAAATATGCCGCTTTGCTGGTTTTTGGTGGTGAGTCTGTTTTTTGTCTTTATCGGGGGATTTGGGGCGGGAGCGGCTTTAAGGCTTCTGCCGGAATGAGAAATGACAGCTCCGCCGCAATAATGC